GGTGGAGAAGTTGTAGATATCCGCTATGATAGAGTTGATCTTAATAAAGATGTTTATGTTACTGGTCATATAAACGCAACTGGTTATATTTATTGTCCAACTAGAAGATATGATGATAGTTGGTTATTTAGATTAGGTGCCAGCGATTCAACTAATGATGGAGTTTATTATGCTAGTGGTATGTACTTCCAATTCAGACACAATAATAGTACATATGCATGGATAGATATTGGTAATGGTAACTTCCATACTAATGGATATGTTGCTGTTGAGGGTAGAATTTATGCAGCCAAAGGTGATGGTGGAGGTATTCACTTCCCTGTTGGAGCATATGAGAATGCTGGTGATACTAGTGATGTTGCCAAAATAACACTTACCGATGGTGGTGGTGGTGATCAGTATATGACATTCTATGTTGCTAATGATAGTGGTGATAGATTCAGATTTATTCATCTTGGTACTCTTATATTTGAGATTACTGATAATTGGGTAGAGAGTAATAAAGCTTTCTATGCATCTGAATTGATATCAGATTCAATACGATCATATAGTACATCTCCTTATTACTTTACTATTAACTCAAGTGGTGCTAAATTTAGATCATTAGAGGTCGGTAGAGATGGCACAGCCTATGCTTTACAACCATATTTCAAAGTAAACACAAACGGTACAATAAGATATGGTGGTGATAATACTAGGGGTTTAGCTTCAGACGTACTTCAACTTAGTACGGCTACCGGTGAGGCAGGTATTAGAATTCTTGGTAATTCTGGTACTTATAATCATGGTGGAAAAATATGTTTTGGTGATGGTGACAACGCTTATATACAAGAATCGGAAGATGATAAATTATTGTTACATTCCGGTGTTGGCGGTATGGAATTGGAATCATCATCAGGTATATATTTAAATGGAACAGTGAGAGGTAAGGTTGGATCAGGAATACTTTTCGAGCCTGGTGCAGGTGCTCTTGATGTTCGGGGAATATCAATGGTTATATTGACTGGAAGTGGTGCAACTTATTCATTGTCGTCCTCCACTGCAGTTAGCGGTCAATATGTCATGATAGCTAGAAAATTTGCTCCAACAACTGTTAATCTCCAACATTATTCAGGTACATTAGTTATGGCTAGTGACGTCATATATGTATTTAGATACGATAGTGGTACAGGTTGGAGATTCGTATGCAGAATGGGATCTATATCGGATTATTAAGTAAATTATTAAATATGGTATATCTTATATGAAATATTATAGATATACTATATTTATATAACTTAATAAACATATCAGTTTTAATATTTTTTAATCATACTAATCACATATGTATGAAATGAAACTGTATTCTATAACAATAAATTTAGGAGTTTTTTTGTATGAGGAAAAAGTTAATTTTAGCAGAAATTATTGATGCTTCAAAATCTATTGATGCCCTTAAATCAATGAAGGGTGAAGGTGTACCGGGTTCACTCGTAATGCGTACGAGAAGAATTCTCAAACCATTTGTATCAGAAATTACCGAATATGAAGAATTGCATGGTGCAAAAATTCGTGAACTTGGTAAAACTGACGAATCCGATTCGGGCAGAGTTGTCCTTGCAAAAGGAACTGTCGAATATGCACTATTTGTTTCTTATATCAATGAATTGGTGAATTCCGAAGTGGTAATTGATGTTAAGGAAACAATTGATATCAAGGAATTGGAAAACATTAAAAGTTCTCCATTATCATCCGATGATTTCGATCATCTCATTACTCTGGGTATTGTTATTGATTCATATGAACCGGTATCAAAACCTGAAGACTGTGATGTACCTGACAATTCCGAATCGGATGGATCAAAGTAATAAACTGTAAATAATAGTATGTGGAGTTTTCGCTCCACATACTATTAACATTTTTCAAATAAGGGTAAAATATGGATTCATATGAAGATAAGATCGAAGTATTGGTAAATTTCTCAAAACAATACTTTGAGAAACAATTACAAAAGGTCGGCATTTTTATAAATTCAATTTCAATAGATGGTGGAGAATGTACAGGAACTACAACTATTACAGCAAAATTGACCCATCAGTTCAATGAACGTGGTTTCAGCTGTATAAATAATAGAGAACCATCTCTTGAAACAAAAAAGAATTTCGTATCTAAGATGGAAGAAAACGGGGATTTAATGACCCCGACTGATAAATCTCATTTTATCACTGATATATTTATGAGTGATCGAAAAGAAGGTCAGCAAAATATGGAGAAAGGTTCTATCTATATTACTGATAGAGGTATAATGAGTACAATTGTTTATCAGAGTGGTATTCTTGATGATAATACTACTGTCGGTGATATTATACAAAAATGTACTTATATCGCAGCTCTTACAGATTCTATGGAAATCAAACTTCCAAAAAGAATTATAATTGTAGGTTCATTCGATAATCAAATTTCTGAATCAGATAGTCGAAATGAATTTTTGAGAAGACTTAATAATAAAATTAAGTCTGGCGAAGCTAATGCTATGGACAATATTGATAAATGTATCAAAATTAACAAAGTCTATAGCGATTTAGGATCCGGGTTATATAAAATAAAGACAAAAACCCATCAACCGTATTTTCACTGTATTGAATTTCATGATGATTTAAACAAGATGATACGATTACTTGAAAATATTTTAATGTTTCATAATGATATAATGTAAAATAGGGGGATTACTCCCCCTATTTTTATATCGAATATTCTTTAAATGGATATACTATTAAATCTAATCCATCCGGTACAACATTGGTTATTTTATGAAGTTTTTCATTAATAAAAATGAAAATTCCTACGGTTGTAAGTATTTCAACAGTATTGAATACTGTGTATACTATATTTATAATATCAAGTTCAGTCATAGCTTTAACAGGAACGTATTCCATGTTATTGATATCTATATATCCGAAATTATCAGATCCATCAACTGTATAAACTCTATTATATATAGGGTCTATACAATAAAACTTGATAAAATCTTCACTTGTTTGTTTAATATTGATATACTGTTTTTCAGTTTTAGAATAAATAAAACATTTATTATCAGTTATATACCCAACATCACCAATTTCAGTGATAAAATACTTAATATCTTCATTTATACTTGGAGTTTTAAACTCTTTGTAGAAATTAAAACCATTGTCAACAAATGTTACTTGCTCACCAATTCCATCAAGAACTTTCTTGACAACTATAGATCTTGCAGTCTTATCGGAAAATGATAATAAAATATTATTACCACCAATTGATACATCTGTAACAATTTTAGTCGTAGTATAACTCTTTTGAATGATTTCATACAATGGTTTGAAATTTGGAGAATATCTATCATTGATTTCACATATTATGATATTTTTACCATATTGAACAATAAAAAATCTATCTCTCATAAATATTTTAGGAGAAGATGTTTTATCAGTCGTTATGTAGGTATGTATATCCGAATACAAGTTATCAATCAATTCCCCATCAATTGTTATATCACCGATATTTACAGTAATATTTATATCATAATCTGCGGATTGTTCTGTTTTGATACAATCATACAATGATAAACCAGTCGTATTATCTGTAACTGGTAGAGAGAATCTGTTATCATCATTTTCTTCGATATTATAAAACTTTAATATTCCCACAGAATCAGTATGGACTTCGAAAATAGGAATACCTAAAATATCTAATGTTAAAGATATCCTACAGTCTGGTATAATATTACAAATACCAGACTGATTATTTTTAACCATGACTACACATGTGTAATTATTTGATAGTGCTACTATTCTTACAAATGTATAATCATAAGGAATACCTATGATATCCTCTTCTTCGATAGCTATGGATTTATATTTTAATCCACCATTATTATCCGTAACATCGAAAACTATAAGATCGCCATTAATATTCACTAATAATATAGAATTATCTATATCATGAACTTTAACAGCATCTATGACATTTTCATATCCATTCAATGTTACAACACTTGAAATATCTGTACCCATCATGTACATAACTGAACTGTTATTTTTAACTATGGAATGTAGAACTCCATCGTTATCAACATATATCGGTTTTATTTCATAGTCTACATACATATCAATTGTATGATATGAACCTGTATTATCTATAAAAATACACTGTTTATAACCGAATTTTGCATCATCTGTTCTAAGGAGAATAACGGATGTATTATTCTCCATTATTCTATAATAATAACTCTCATTGATATTAGGATTAGTATTAAACAATATTAAATCCGTAGGTGTTTTTATCATCAATTTTGAATCAGCAACTAAAATAGTATTGTTATCATTATCGATAACATAGTTTATAGATTGAACTGTATTGTGTTTAACAGAACAAAAAACAGCAGATATGAAATCTTCAGAATGTTTATTGACATTTATAAGTTTTGTAAATTCATTATTTTTTACACAACTATATTTGTTTAATTCATAATCAATAACAATTACATTATTATCAACTATCATATTACCTAATGTACTGAATGAGGTATAATATGATCGATATAAACCTGAAAAGTTATTGAATGCAGCAAAACCATTTGTAAATATTTTAAAGAATAAATCAGAGTCATAATTACCGATATCAACTCGGTTATATAGAGTATAACCATTTACATAGTTAAAAACTTCACCATCTATGATTCTAATACATTCATTTGTGTATGAATTGAAAATGAAAGCCTCTCCCAAATCTATTGACATATCCAACATACCGAAATTGCTTAACACATAGTTAAACAAAGTTGGAATATGTGTAATATCGTTATCAATATTAGTCCAGATAACATTATCGATATCTTTCACGATATATTTAACGGAATCCTGACTAATAATTACAAAATTAAAATTAAGATCATTATTTATGACCACTTTATATAGTACAGTTAATAACTGTTCAACGGGTGATACAAACGTTTTAACTGTATACGGAGTTGTAATAACCGAGTTATCACTTAATAATACCCGTAAATCATTTACTGTAGCTATCATTGCTATATAAGACGTGTTATCAGGTATAACAAATACAGTACCCAATAATGTTTGACTCATATCTGAATGTATAATGAGACAATTGATTCGATTATTTTCATAATATGAAATATATAGATCAGTATCTATAATCACCATATCTACAAAACTCGAATCTATCATTGTTGTATTTTCCTGTATAACAGGTGATTCAAAATCAGATAAAGTTATAATACTGATTTCATCTGTTAAAGTATTAAATACTAGTACAAAGCTACCCAAATAATAATTATCGATATCAATTATAGATAATCCGATAAATACATTATCATTAAAATTGACTACATTACCCAAACGCAATGTATGAATATTTGTATCTAATTGAATGTCAATGTTTGACAAATTATTTAAAATATCATAATTTATTTTGTAAGTTGCTGTATCTATTATCGATACAGTAGTACCGTCACATAAAACGATATTGGAATTGGTCTTTTTATGTTTTATATTTTTATTATGATATATAACACTTGTAAGATCTGTTAATATCATTGATGATATATCGACACGGATATCTCCAATATTTGTATTTAGTATAAATACACCATTGGACATATCATTAATTTTTAACACATGTATATCGTCATTGATATACATAATAGATTTTAATTTAAACATATTATCAAACAATTTGACATCTTTGTTTGATACAAAGAGATATGTATCACCAAGTCTAAAATACTTGGATACTTTACTTTCGACAATTACATTGTTATTCAGATAAAATAATTCATTTATGAATAAATTATCATTATCAAGTTCAGCATAATTCTGAACTACACTATTTCCAGGTATCGATGAGATCGCATTATCGATAAAAGATGCTGCACTAATTATTTTTACAACAGATTCAGTATCTGTTACATTGAACAATGAGGTATTCAATGGACATTCATATATTACAGAATCGATACCGAAACTCATTCTATTAGTAGCCAGATTAATAAATAGTGCTGACGTAAAATCTGATGTAGTTTCAAGTATATTTCTAATTATTATGGATTTGTCAAAATCACATGATATTAAAAATGTATTTATAAAACCTTGCGGTATTACTGGTATTATAATCGTATTATTTACATGTCTTATCAAACTAATATCAATATCGATAATAGCATTAAAACCATTTGATGCCAGTATTGTTAAATCAGGTACATCAGCAGTGTATACGATAGACATCATGGTTATACGTGTAAAAGGTTCCGATTTTGTTATTACGGATAAATATATAGTATCAACATCCATATTTATGTATTCAAAAACCTGTATATTATCATACTCATTCTGAGTAAAGATATCTAGATGGGGTGTTATTACTAACGATGAAAGATCATTATCAGTTACTGTAACAAGTTTATCATTATAAAAGTATACCTTACGATTATTATTTGATACACTTAGAGTACTTGTAATATGGTTGATAAAGATTTTATTCTCATATAGATCACCCAATGATATTATCCGATATGTATTATCATCAAATGTAACGATACATTCATTATTAAACACAAAACAATCAGTGATATTGAGTCCACTATTTCTATCTTTACAAATATCTATAGTGTTTATGTTTTTTATTATACCATTAACGATAAAAATAATTGAAATATATTTTGATGAATACGTTATGATTTCGGAACCACCATTATAAGCGACTTCAAAATTATCATCAAGTGTATTCATATTTTCATCATATAGATATACTACACCGCCTGTAATGTATACCATTGTTCTATCAATGGCTCCGATATTTGAAACAAGACCAACTTCTAATGAATTTACAGATGATCCAGAAATCATACTGACATAAACTTGTGAATTTACATCTATAGTAGATATTTCAGAATCTTCGGTTTCCATAAGTTGAATATATCGTATAGATGTATCAATATGTTTTCCAAATTTATGAATAGATTCATACAACACAATATCTGAACCTATTTTTACAATCGTATTTGGAAAGAATGATATATCTTTATTTGTAATATCATGCTCAACCAATAAAGAGTTATTTACATTAAAACTCTTTATTTTATAATTTTTATCATTAGTATTTATTATGAAATAAATCATATCGGAATACATTTTGATATCAGTTATAACTTCATCAACAAGAGTTAACGGAAGAGTTATGAATGTATTATCATTCATGTTGAATAATATCGTATTCGATGATGTAGTTATTACTATTGACGATACACCATTAAATGATGCATTAATAACTAAACTATTTAATAATGTTTTATTAAAATAAGTTTCATTTTTAACTAAACTATTCTTATAATATGAAGTTGTTTCTGTAAAATTTATTATATCAACAACATCAGTATCTGTCGAATATACGGTTATATATCCGCCTCTGTGTACAGAAAATACCAAAGTATCCTTTAAAAAACTCTTAACTACATCAGTTAAAGTATATTCTGAATACGGATCAAATGAGTATACATCATTCATACTCTTTTCACCATAAGAAATTTTACCATATTTTAAACCCATAATATTTGAAATAGGTACCCCAGCATCAGATATTTTCAAATTATCTGATGAAATAGCACCTATAACATTATTACTTCGATCCATTGATAAAACTTCTTCTATACCCATTGAACTATCAGTGCGTTTTGTTAACCCATAAACATCATCTACCAATGGATGTCTTTTGAAAATATTTTTTGATATCTCAGTTATAGCTTCTCTTGGAGCTAGTGAGTACTCAAAACCAATATTATCATTAATCATAGCATCATGAGTTACTAATTTTGATACTATCTCTGTTATAATACCTGATGTTTCATTTTTACTAACATAAGAATCCATTACATCCTTATGTTTAAAAATCGTAACACCTGGTAATTTATTTCTATTTATAAGCATATCATATCTCCTTGTTTCATTATCTACTAGCGTTAATGAAACACTCAAATTGTTGTACTGAGCTAACATTCCCTTTAAGACGTTGTTTTTCTCCACCCTTATTGAACTTACCACCAATTGATATTTCTCGTGATAATAGTGGTAAATCAAAATTCAAACTTCTCTCTTCACCCAATATAGTTATAAAGACAAACGCTTCATAATTTCTAGATGGGGTTAATCCACCAATGATTGTCTGTATAGCTCTATACAACATTGAGTTATATATAACATAATCACCAATCACAATTTCCATATCAATAGTCCAATATTTTGCTATGGGTTTCCATATCGCTATATCGGAACCAGGGATAATATTTATAGAAGCGGTTAATGATTTATACAAAACATTTTCATGGATTATTGATAAATTTATATCATAATCTGTATCGATATCCCATGATGGAAATGGGGGGATTACATTTAATGGAGTTGGGGGTATGGAACCTATATAATAAGGTATTCCATTTTCATCAATATTTGGAAATATGGATTTTTCAACTCTTGATGTAATGATTGGTATAAATTTTTTCAGTTTTGTTACATTACAGTAAACGAAAATCATAAAAGATACATTTGTATCACATTTATCGATAATATATACAATATCCGATTCGACATCATATATATGAATATTGTAATCTTCTATTAAAACTCCATTTTCATAAAAATGAGTTTCAAACATTCCTGAACGTTCTTCTGGGGATAATCTGTACAATATATCTCTATATACCGTACCGTTTGGGAAAAAATTTGATAATTGAACAACTTCTTTTTCTTCTTCTATAAGAAATTCCTCTTTTACTATCAATTCTCCATTAAAATATATAGGTTTGATATACTCTCTATCTTCTATATATCTTGGTTCGCTAATTTTTGCTGGGATCTCAGCATTTCTATCAAGTTTAATATTATTCAAATACTCAGAAGATATTATACTCTTATTAGGACCATTATAAATCTTATAATTCATTACGTATGTATTTGGCAATTTAAAATCAAGGCTACAATGGAGTTCAAGTGAAAATTTTTCATATACTTCACCATCTTTTTCATTGTTAGCTCCATCTTTACTATCCATCTCATTGATGTAGAAATTTATATTAATATTTCTATCTAATAGAAATAATACATCTGAATTATCAACATCTTTTGGTTTTGCAGAAAAATCGTAAACTCCATTAGTATTCATATACTCTACGAGAGTTTCTATATCATTTGGATTTGAGACACTAAATTCATTTGCTTTATAAGCAAGTCTACTTATACCATACACAAGACTATTCGGAAGTATAATACTTGTGTTCAAGTTTTCCAATACTGATGGTTTTCTGATAGATAAATTTGAATGTAGATGACTTCTTATTGTACTTATATCAGATTTTGTATCAAAATCAAACTTAAAATCTAATTCAATTCTTCTTCGCATTTCAATAGTGTCAATATATATACCATTTACTTTGTCTGTGAGTAATACTAATCTATGATTATTTTTAAGTCTTCTATCATCAGTTGTTCCAGGAAACATAGAAAACTGTTTAATATCAGGACTACCATCATCTTTTGAATATACATCTGTCATTCCGCCATCATTAGTCACTATTACATATGGTTTAGGGATATTTTTAGCAGCTTCTAAACCATTGATTCTTCTCTTATGATCATTAACCATACCAAGAGTATCTATGAATACAGATCCTATACCGAATGTATTATATGGAAATTTACCAAGTACATATTTTACAAACATGTTAGTTATCTCTGTAGCGGTTATATCTAAACCTGACGCAGCGAAAGGCAACGTGTTATAATAGCTCATATTTTTTCTTCCTTCATTAAATAACTTACAGTGTTTAGGTAAATATCCTTATTATGATGTTTTAACTAATAAAAAAAATAATGGAGGGAATTTTCCCCCCATATTATTTATTTACTAAGTTCATCGAGAATAACTATTTTCTTAAGAAGTATCTCAAGTTGATGATCAAAACTTTTAGTATAAAGATTTACTAATAAAGATTTCTTGTCCAATTTTTTAATAAAGGTGGTTTTTTCAAGTAATAACTTATTCCACCTTTCTTCAAGATCTTTTATAATCTCCTCAATTGGTTTCATTTTAATCCTTTCAGTATGTTTCTGATGAGTATATTTCTCATTATCTATTTTGTATAAAAAAAGACAAAAATAGCATTTCATAAGTCGTTGGTACATAAGGACTTACAACGGTCGAAAAACCCATATTTTACAAAAATCACTTCAGATGAGATATAATCATTAATATGGGTAATTGTACTAATTAAGTATTTAAGCTCATCTGAGTGACTTTAAATCATTTAAATGTTCTACGTGTAAATATATAAAAACAACCAGGGATGTTACTCCCTGGTATTATTTAAGTATAAATACTTTGTTTCCTGGACATATTTATACAATATGTTTGATGGAGGATGTTATCCAGGAAAGTCAAATCCAATTAAATAAATTAGATTTAACATTTGATGATGTTTAATGTGTATTATAGCATTCATAGATAATAATCATCAAACCCTTCTACTGAAACATGTTCCAAATTAAGTGTATGTATCGATATTAACTTCAACATAATTTACACGTATGGAATACATTCTAATATCAAGATTCAATAAGATATACTACATCTACACACATCATACATTTAAATGTTACCAATCTTATTCATCAACAGTAAAAACTGACTCGAATATATTATTCTTAGCATCAGGTTCTTTTTTACGTATAGAAGTCCGATTGGTATTTTGCATCATTCCACTATGAATCGGTTTATTACCTTGACCACTGTTTGCGGTTTCGGCAATACTGTCAATAGATAATGATTTTTCAAGATTAATATCGTCTGTAAGATAAAAACGATTCTTTAACTCATGAGCAAAATACTCAGTAGTAGAACGCTTATATCTACATTTACCTTTCTTTACCGTTAAAAATACTTCTCCGGTATAGACAGATGTTTCAGGAACAATATACATCGAGAAATCAATTGCATCTTCTACTGAATGTGCTTCAACGAGATGTTGTCTACCAAGAGATTTAACTTTGTCAACTCCACCTCTATTTTCGATATCAGTTAATATTATATCTCCATCTCTATTAGTATGATGGGCTGTTATCAAAACCATCTCAGGTCTGAGAGCCACCAATTCATGAAGATCTGTTGATATACTGATTATTTTCATTCGTGGTTCAACATTAGCTAAATCATCTCTCATAAGACGCATATAATCAATAAGAACTGCAATAACTTGTGCGCCCTGTGATTCTATCTCATCTATACGATATTCCAAATCCGATGTACTAAATCTACCAGCTTTGGCATATATCATACAAATATCAATAATTGAGTCTGTTTTATTAACATTGCTTTTCCACATGTCTTCAGCATCACCTATATTTGATACTTCACTAAGGTTTGTACTTGAATACATTGAAAATAATCGTTCAGTATTTTCATCCCACGTATTTTCTAATGATACAACTAAAACGGTGGGTCTTTTACCTGTTAACTTAAATTTTTCAATATACATTGCACTATTGTATAATTGAATCCATTTTGCTATGTATAATAACAATCCTGTTTTAAATGAATTGATAGGAGCATTAATAACATACATCTTTCCGGTTAAGAAACCACCTTGATCACTTAACAGTGCATTTAACTTCTGAATTCCTGTTCGTAAAACTCGGGTTTTCCTCTTAGATAATTTATATACATTGATAAAATATTTCTTAAAGAAATCAGGATCTGATATTGAAACTGTATCAGTCGCACTAATTGCATCACTGCTCAATGTTTTATGTAATTTAACATGCAGATCTGCAACTTCTTTTTCAAAATCTGAAACAAGTGTATTAATACCACCCATACTTCCAGATTCAATTTTAGTGAATTTATCAATTATACTATCTTTATACTCTAAGAGAAATCCCACCTTTAAATACGTGGAGATAATGTTTAATATGTATGCCGTTTCAGCTTCTGGAAGTTTAAAGCAACCTGATACTATAGGTTCTATCAACCCTGAAATTATATCCTTATTATCCTCATTAGAAATACTCGCTGTTATTACACTGGTAATTAGATGATTATCTTTAACATCATCCAATCTACAGTTAATCGATATCTCTATTGATTTTAATATGGAATAAATTTCAGGATCCTTACTATACGCAGCCATATTAACCATTTTTAAAAGCGTACCGATCATTGTCAACTTCGATGATCCTATTTCCCCATGTATAACCACTTTCAGAAGAGATAACAAGAATCTACTATTAATTACAGCTGGTAATTTTAGCAAATTCTTTTTAAATTTCTTTACCATGATTACTACCCCGAAGATTTAAAATGATAGGATTATTTAAATTTGACACTGACCATATACATTATTCATTTTAGTCACCATCGATTTACCAAACATACCGATTACATTTTTGATCGATCTGGCCGATAATAGTGTATTTATTTTAAGGAAGTTTGATATATATTCAGATAATACACAAGTCGATTTCTGGTATTCAGATACTTCAACCATAATTTCAGCCACTGTAATGTTACCCTTATCATACTTAATTAGATACTTGTTTTTATTCCTGTCTTTTCTGGATATATTTATCGATCTCGATACCAGACGAGTGACAATGAATTTGGCTTCTTTTTGTATTAAACGTTGTACAGATAACTCAAGAAACCGAACTTTATCATCAAAAATTGTTTCAGTAGTCCAGTTTTTATCTTCACCATTATGATTATTGATCGCAACTCTACACCCCATATTTGTCTCATTATCTTTTTCAAAGATAACAATATCTTTTGGAGGCATTATGTTAATCTCAACATTCGGTACATATGAATTTGGTTGCTGATAGTTCGCAATCAATAATGTTGTAAAACTATCTTCACCTTCTGTATAAAGAGTGGTTTTTGCAAGCAACTTAGCAACAAAGAATACATCATTACCAGTTATTTCAAATTTGTCACAATATTCTTTGTATAATGCGACAATTTTATTGATATACTCATTGACATTTTGAAGATTATCAATAATGTATGGAATATCAACATTCAACCAAGTCGTAATCTGTTTAGCACCAGATCCAACTTTATATACAGGTCCACTAAACGATATATTCGAATTAGGATCTTCATTGGAAGAGTTATCCGGATCTAAAGAGTAGAATTCTTTCAATGTTTGAGCCATTTTATCAACAATAATATCAATTATGTTATAATTGAATAACTGTACATCAAATATAACTCTTACATAGAATTTTATTGACTTTATAGTATCACTTTGTACCTCGTGAAAGATTATTTCTGATTCATCAGATTCTTTCTCATCATAACCGAATACTGCTACATTACTTTTGTTACAGAATCTCATTTCGACTTTTTTTGTCGTCATAATGTTATTGAATTCAGATACCTTGAGAGTTTTCATAAAAACACCCTTTCATAAGTAGTACAAACATTGTGTGTAGTAAAATTAATCCAATAAAGGTTTAATTTATTTTGATTGATATCCCATATATTATATACAATATACGGTTTGGTAACTTTAATCTATTAATATTTTATATTATAAATATTTTTAAATTAAACCTATTGAGAAACTAATAACTAACTAATAAGAAACTACTAACTAATAAGAAACTTATCTATCTCTTGCAGAAATCTTTATTTATCCTAATATATCAAAATTTTTTGGGTAATCCACTTTTCCACTCAACTGGATTTTCCCTTCTTTCTATGCGATGATTAACGATTATAATCATTAGATTGATTTCAATGGTATAGATAGATACGACTCCTTGAGAGTCGTATCTGTCTATATTTGGTTTCCTACATAGAATTGTGGTTGTGTCGCTTCGCTCAGATTTGCTTCGCAAATACTATATATATAATTAAGGGTTTTAAAAAGGGCATAAAATGGAATATATATTTTGATAAATGGCGAAATATGATAATAAATAATGTAATTTAACTACTTTTTATGAGAAAAAAATGATTATTCAAATAAATTTCCTAACAAGGAATGTAGAAAACGTTTATAAATCTATTTCACATATAGATTCTAAAGAGTATGATAGAGATAAAGTTTTACAATGTTGTAGAGGTGAAATAGATTCTTACGGTGGTATTTATTCTGATATGGGTATATGGAGATTTATGTCAGATGTACCATTACTTGATGGTTATTTTAACTTCACTGACAGGGAACAATATTTCTTAAAAGTAGCTGTTCCTGGTAATACTGATTATGATATAGATAATGCTATCTATAGTAATAACACAACTAGTAACGAATCATATAATCGAGATAATATTCCATATATTAAGAAAAAAAGATTAGATACTAGAGGTTTTATTAAAATTAAAACTAATGCTATCGTTCAAATACAAGGAAGTAGTGTAATAAGAATTTTTCCAAGTATTGACTTTATATCTAATCTATATTTCGATAAAAGTAAATTACTTCCTGTATTATGTAATAATATAGTTGAACATAATGGATTTATATGGATGAAATATAGTAGATTTGTTAAAAATATGAAATCATATTATGGTTGTAGAAATTTCGTAGATTCTATCAAAACATATCAATGGGCTATATAGGTATTTTAAATATTCAAGGAGTTTTTTGATGGAACCATCTAATAAACAAGCTATATTACCAATTTATAAGAGTATGCGTCTACGCAAGCTTAAAAGTGGTGAAAATTATAAAGACGGATTAAAACCGATTAATAAAAATGATGTAGGTGTAGTTTTTCCATTTGAACGCACTAAAGAATCGATAGCAGAGGGTGTTAAGTGTATCTTAGGTTTTTCTTATGGAAGAAAAGTTTTCTTATATTGGATTCCAAAAATTGCACGATTAAAAGAGATGATGTTTGAGAGAAAACCAATTAGAGTAGTTAATAAGTTATTTGATCTTACAGATTTACTCAGTTCTCTTAAAGTAAATAAGAGTACATATTTTAAACGTGTAAAAAGAAATTATTTATACGATTTTAGTAGTATACTCTCATCTGTTTTTCCAGAATTTAATAATATTCAAAAATGGAATTCTCCACTTGCTTTCAGGAATGTTGATACATTTATAATAGAATGGTTAAAATTTGTTTTAATCAATCCTATTAATAAAGATAATACAGTTATCAAAACAAGTATGTTTATGTATGGTGAAGGTGTAACATCTGTGCATAAATTGGTTTTAATGGGTATCAATGTGAAAACTATGTCACAGAGCATGGTTAAATTTTTAAATCCATCAGTTATATCAATTCCTAGAATGGTTAAAACCAATCTGGATAATTATATACCGATGATTATTATGAGATCGTTAATAGCTGGTAGTATGAATTATAAGGAAGATAAAACATTAACCACTATTTATGAAATATTAAAAGATGTTTCTATTGTTTTTTATAATAATAGAGGTATTTCTTTCTTATATAACACATCTGAAGATGAAAATGTTAAAAAACTTAACGGTAATCAGATGTTACTTAGAATGAAAATGCTATTTCAAAAGATAATATCTACTAATATATCTCCTACTGAAGATGTAGAAGAAGAAGTTACTGATGATGAAATTATAGCAATCAAAAATAATGATTCAGAAACAGAGTTGAAAGACGATGAATTAGATAATCTTATCGATGTTATAAATAAGAGTAGTCTAACTAACGGATTATCAGCTATAAATAAAATCAATAAAAAAGACACTGTCGATGAGGATATAAATGAAGAAGATATTGCTGATAATGATGCTGATATTAGCACCGTTCTTGATGATCTTGAACAAGATGAAATTCCAGAAGAACAAGAAGATGAAACTGATACAGGTATGCTTGATGATACTGAGGATACTGAAGACGGTGGAAAAACTGGTGATACAACTGATACTAAAGATATTAAATCGATATTAGATACCGTAGGTGTTGGAACAAAACCATCTATGACTAAAGCTCAACGTCAACGACTCGATATTGCTAAAGAGAAGTATAAAAGCATTTTTATTGATGGGAGAAGTATCCCTGAAATATTGGCTGATACTAAAGCTAAGTTAATAGAGAGGACATTGAGTGTAAATACTGTTTCTAATGACCCATCTGTACAAAATTCGACACTTATTGATTTTGAGAAATCATACGTGAAAAATACGATGGAACACGATATCTTATCAATGGTAAAATCTCTTAGTACTGATAAATCAGTCAATATGCATATTGTTGATGTTACAAAAGATGATACATCAGATCAAACTACATCAAAATACACATATGTATTTAAATTTATTGATGAACGTCAGAAAAATCATAGCATTAAGATTGATATACCAAAAGTTGACAATGATGGTTTCCTAATGATATCAGGAAACAGAAAATTATTAAAGAAGCAATTAACATTTTTACCTGTGGTGAAATGTAAACCTGATGAGGTAATTATTTCATCAAGTTATAATAAATGCTTCATATATAGACAGGGTTCTACTCTTACTAGAGGAATTTCATCTTTATTTAAACTCCTAAGTAAAGATCTTCTTACAACTAAAGGATTTGAAATCTTTTCCGGGGATAATGAAAAGAATAATAAAAATTACATTACTACTATTGAATACGATGTAATAGCGAGTAAATATTATAAATTCATAGTTGGTTTCGATAAAATGAAATCTATCGAATTTATATTTAATCAGGAAGATTTAAGGAATCTGATAAAAAATAAATTTCCATCATATGTAGTTAAATCAAATATGTTACCTATAGGTATTAACTGGAAAACTTGGACTATCATAGAATATAATATCGAGAATGATAAAAAAAGCGTATGTGATTATATTTTTGATAGTATTCGTGACTTAAATGTAATACCTGATATATATGATAAAATAGCGACTATGAATATAGTCAAACGAAGAATGTATACAAGAATAATGGTACAAAGTAGAGAATTTCCTTTAGTATCTTTTCTTGGAGGATTATTCGGACTATCAAAAATATTAAATACAGAAAAAATTAATGTTGAATTTAGTGAAAAACGTATTATAAAGGATACGAGACTATATATACGTTTTTCTGATGGTTATCTCTACTATAATGATGAAAATATTTCTGCTTCATTATTATTAAATGGATTATCATATATGAGTACTGAGGAATATACATTTGCCGATTTTGATACAGAGCGACCGTATATAGATTACTTTTATGAAACACTTAAAACTAGAAATGTATATAAAGGTCATACTGCATTTCGTGAATTATTTATTGATCCAATTACTGAAGAAATCTTAAAAGATCTTAAATTACCTACTGATTTTCTTGAACTGTTTTTATATGCTAATTCATTACTTATCGATAATTCCTATAAGAATGAAATAGATCTTGAGAATTATCGTGTACGTGGTTATGAGAATATATCAGTAATTCTTTATAAAATGATATCAGCCCAATACAGAATCTATAAACAAAATAGTAGTGGTATGGGTAGAATGTCAATACAACAGGATCAATTAATGACTGCTCTTCATAAGTCATTTATTCTTGAAAATTACGATGCTACAAATCCGATAAATGAAATAAAAAATAAATCGATAGTTACATTTAAAGGACCTGGCGGAGTTAATAACGACAGAGTTTTCAATCTTGCAAAACGTTCATTTGATTATAGTGCTATAGGAGTTATGGCTGTAAGTTCTCCTGATGGAGCAGGTGCAGGTATTGTTAAACATTTAACATTGAATCCTAAAATTTTATCTACACGTGGTTATATTGATTTTACTAAAAATTCTTCAGATATTGATAAGTTGAAAATTGGTAATTTAGCATCTGCAGAAGAGCTTGATGCCCCATTTCTTAACTTTCATGATGATCCAAAACGTATATCAATAGCATCAACCCAAACAAAACATATTATAAAAATCAACAATGCATCTATACCAATTATATCTACCGGAATGGACATGATATCTCCGTATATTGTAGGAGAAACTTATGTTCCTAAAGCAAAAGGTACGGGTATTATTGAAAAAATGGATGAGAGTACCGGAACTATCATTGTATTATATGATGATGGAAGTAAAGAATCTATTAATTTAGGTATGGATATTCAAAGAAATAGTTCTTTTTTCTTTGGAAATAAAATAATACCAAATGTAGTACAAGGTCAAAAAATCAAAAAAGGTGATATATTGGCTTATGAGAAAGATTTCTTCAAAAAAGATACATTTGGTGATGTGAGAAATACTCAAGGTACTCTTGCTAAATTTGTAATGCATGAAAAATCTACTACAGATGAAGATAGTTTATCTATAACTCAAACCCTTGCTGATAAAATGGGTACTACAGTTATAATGAGAAAACAAATAAGTTTGTCAAAGAATACGAACTTGATAACATATAAAAAATTAGGAGATTATGTATACAAATATAATCCACTAATTACATTTGAAGATAGTGAAGATGATTATACTTCAGAATTGTTAGCAAGTCTAGGTGATGTAGATCAATCAATCCTAGATTCAGCTAAACAAATGCCTAAATCAAATGCAACTGGTGAAATAGTTGATATTAAAGTATATTTCACAGTTCCTTTAGAGGAATTAACTGATTCTTTATATAAATTTATTAAAGAGTGGGAAAAGAGTATAAAGAAGAAAATAGCTTATAATAAACTAAATGGTGTAAGTACAGTTTCAATGGAAAATATGTTGAAACCAACAAAACCTACTCAAACAGGTACTACATCAAGAATAAATGGTGCTGTTGTAAATAATGATGGTGCTGTATTAGTAGAGTATTTTATCTCTCATAAAACTCCTATGGGTGTCGGTGATAAATCTACATGTTTTGCTAATTTGAAAAATATTGTAGCCCAGGTTATACCAAAAGGTCAGGAACCAATCACTGAAGATGGTGTCGTACTTGATGGATGTATATCGATATTTTCTATTACAAATAGAATGTGTTATGCGATCTTGATGTATGGTACTATGGCTCATTGTTTAGTTGAGAGGTCTAAACAGATAGCAAAGGAATATCTCAATTCATTTAAATAGTATAAATAGGGGGAGAAATCCTCCTATTTTTTATTATTTAGATAAAAAGAGGTTAATTAAGGGGGGAGGATAACCTCCCCCCTTAACCAATTAATATTGATGATATGATGTGACTTAAGCTGCCGCTGCTGATGCGCCCTCTGCGGAATGGTTGGTTGACATCGGTTCTGTCTTTTTGAATAAACCGGTAAACCATGTATAAACCTTGTTCGCGGTATTTGCCACGAAATTTACAACGATACTGACACCTTTCTTTACTGTACTGAATGCGGATTTTACGATATTTACACCTCCATTCACAATAAATTTTCCTGCGCCCAGGATTGAGTTGAAAAGTAATTTGAATTTATCCATTATCGGTATATTGAAATCGAAGAGGATTTTAACCCCATTTACAACTGAACCGAATATGGATTTGATAATATCCCATCCTTTTTTCCCAAAATTGACAATGAGATTCAAAATCATTTGCAGTATTGATTTGACTTTACCTGCGATTTTACCGGCATTTGCACCAAGGAATTTGATGCCACTGAAGATATTTTTGACGATGTTCATAGTAGCGTACCCTTTCAAAATTGTGTTTGTTATTTTTAATATCGATTCGAATATTTTTCCATCTGAATTTATACTGAATATTTTCCCGATTCCGGCTGCTATTGGTGGGAGCATTGATTTCATTATACTCATATTTTTTTCTTTAGTCTCCTTTTTAGGTTTTCCCACAATTGACTCTACTACTTTGGGAATTACAGCTCCAGCTCCAACCAATAATGCATTTTTAAGCGATTCAACAAAGGCATTCTTTTCACCTTTAGATGATATCTTATTATAGATGTAATGAATATATTTGTGAATATCTCCTTTCGAGTGAATCATGCAACGTTCAGCAGCTTCTTTTGTCGAGAAAATTGCTAAACCAGTTTCATTGAAAACCGCTAAATCATTATCCGAAATTGAATTTCTAAGATCATTTAAACCACATCGTAGACTAAGTGCTATTTTTTCAACATATGTGGTTTTATATTTTACCCCACTACAACCTGGTCTGACAATCGTAGTTCTGATAATATAATCATTATCCATCAATAACCGCTCTGTTAAACCAGCTTCATAGATAACTTTTGTAAAATCCTGATCTATACTACCGTCAATAGTATCATTCGGAGTTACATTAATAATCTCAGTTACACCACTATCAGGAGAACAAGTATAGAATTTTTTTCTCTTTAGTGAATAACCTACTATTGATGATGTCAATCCGTGTGATCCATTTCCTGTATAATCGAAAAGGTATTTACCGGTCATTTTACTGATATTGAATAATTTATCATAACTACCTTTTTTGTTGAATTCTTCGTCATACTTTTCTTTATAAATTTCTCTAAAAGTTTCATATGAACTAAAGAATACTCCACTTAATACATCACTTGATACTACATTCCTACCTTCAGGTAATTTAACTCTATTACCTGAAATTCCGTCAGCTCGATGAGAATGTTGGAATATGTGAATTCCCTCACTTACCGTCGTATCAACAATAGGTTGAATTATATCCAAATCCCCATTAGATCTAACAAAGACAGGAAAATCATTTTCATTCTCTATAGATTTATGAACGACTACAGTATAAGAGATACTATGATGTACAAAATGAGTCTGTCCGTCTTTCTTAGAATTGTTATAAATTATATCAACAAATTCCCTAAGATTGGGATCACTGGTGATACTCTTTGTAAGAGCTATAGGTTCAAACTTTGGTAATACAAGTTGAGGCGCACCATACATCATTATTTGTGAATTATTGATGTATCTAGCTGCAATATTAAGAATATCCATTCTAAGTTTATTTTTATTGTATGATGCTATAGGTTGTGAACCATATTCGGAATAATAGAGTTGTAAGTATCTAGTCATGTGGTCGTCTGCCATCATCGATACATATTTTTTCAAATCCAAATATGTTAAACCGAAATCTTCAGTCGGTCCAACTATTATATCATCATCACGCATGTCTTTAAAGATACAATTTATAAATCTACTGACGAAACTGCTGAAATTAACTTGAGGTAGAATAGAAGCGTCAGTATGTTTTTTCAAAATAAACGGTTTTGAAACATACTCCATATTTATAACATTATCCTTAATTACAGGATCACAGACAAATTCATCATTATTATCTAATAAATCTCCATCAGTTTTATCAGTAAAGTTTTTACCATTGTTATCGCTGCTGTTATTCATGATAATTGTGCCTTAAAAGTTATGTGAATAGATGATATGTTTTTCATTATTGGTACTTTCACTACTATTATACTCATAAATAAATATATAATTTAAATTAGATTTGAAAAATCCGTTTAACATTTTAATAAGATATATGTAACAATGATGGAGAATTATATGAAAAATAAATTAATACCTGGAGCAGTATTTGCAGCACTATTTCCTAGAGGGAATAAAATAGTTCAATTACTATTAAATAAAATACTTCCAGATAACGGTATATCAAGTCTTAGTAGAGTATCTTCGTTTCTAGCACAATGCGGTCATGAATCTGTAGGATTTACTAAATTTGAGGAAAATCTCAATTATTCAGCAACAGGTTTATTAAATACATTCGGTAAATATTTTGACTATACTGATGCTGTAACTTATGAGAGAAGACCAGAAATGATAGCTAATAGAGTATATGCTAATAGAATGGGTAATGGTTCTGAAGAATCTGGTGATGGATGGAGATATAGAGGTAGAGGTATAATTCAACTTACTGGAAAAGAGAATTATCAGAAGTTTGCCAACTATAAAGGTATATCGCTTGAACAATGTGAAAATTATCTTGATACAATTCAGGGTAAGGTTGAATCAGGTGTATGGTTCTGGAATACTAATAATTGTAATATTCCATCTGATTCAGAAGATATACGAAAAGTTACAAAGATAATAAATGGTGGATATAATGGTTTAGAAGAACGAGAATCATTGTTTTCAAAAGCTAAACAGATGTTATCAGATTTCTTAGGAACAGGTGATGATTTTTCTGGAGTTTCAGTACATAATAAACCCAGAATAAAAATAAGTAAAGATTTTTATAGAGATCAATTTGAATGTGATCCTATAAGATGTGGGTGTGGTACAGATTTTGTAGATTATGGTATAGTTGAATTTGTTCAGAATTTATATGAATCATTAAATCGTCGTAAAATAAATATTATATCAGGAACCAGGTGTGAATCATATAATAAAATTGTAGGTAACCCTGGAAGTATGCATATATTCGGGAGAGCTGTTGATATTGAAGTTCCGGAAGATGAGGAAAAGAAACTCCCAGAACTAACTGCAAATGAGATAATTAAAGTTATTAATGGTTTAGATAAAAAGATTTATACATACCCTATCGATAAAAAGAGAGTTCATGCTGATAATAGAACTCAAGTTAAACCGAATTCAATTAAAGTTATTAGAAATATAACTAGAGCGGATATAATAAATAATGGTGTAGATTCTTTGGATATAGCATCTTATTTCGTTTTGAAAACTCTTGATAAAATTATATCTAGAGATTTTAAAATAATTAATTTTAATAGTAAAACAAATAGAATGTCAAAGTCTATACTATTTCAAATACCAAAAAATAAAACACTTCCCCCTATGAAGTCCAAAGAGATAATAGGTATTATTACTAAGATATATGGAAATCTTGTAATTGTAAAAGAAACTAATGAATATACAGTATTCCTTAATACAGATGGTTTATAAACTCGCTCAGATGAGCTTAAATACTTAATTAGTACAATTACCCATATTGATGATTATATTGCATCTGAAGCGATTTTTGTAAAATATGGTTTTTTCGACCGTTGTAAGTCGTTGGTACATAAGGACTTACGAAATGCTATTTTCGTCTTTTTTTATACAAAATAGATAATGGAGGTTTTATCCTCCATTATCATTTTATTTAACGTCTTCTTCATCAAATTTCGAGATATCATTGACATTGATAACTCGATCATCGAATAATACATGAAAGAATGGTTTTGCTGATGTTTTGAATGGTGCTAAATAATTTTCATTCACCATGTCCCAATATACATTATTTGTCCGAAGGACCGAAAGAGCTTCATTAAGTGAATCATCAGTTCGACATGTCCAAATTATGATTATATTTTTTGGATTTAGATAAAGACGTTTCATAAGAGCAACAACGTCACTTCTTAATTCGCCTACAGTTGTAAGATCATCGGTTGCACTGAATAATGTACCATCAATATCAAATGCATAAAATTTGAATTCTTTATCTGATGGTGGGGTAAGAATTTTTACAATACCCTCTTCTTCAGTTGGAGTTTCATAATCAGCTTTCACAGTATTGAAAAGTTCTCTCCAAATTCTTGCAGGAACGCCTCGATTTCTATCAAGTCTCCGTTGTAACGTTACTTCGGAACCACTACCGAAATCATAGCAAACAACTTCTGCATTATATGATTTTGCTATATCAATGAATCTCTTCCGGAGTTCCTTAGTATAATTGAGTCTGTCAATTATCACCGATTTACCAAGTTTTAAACTGATATGTGTAATAGCTTCTTCACTTTTATCATATATCATTACTTTTTCCGAATCGTATTTTCCATAAGTACCTGTAAGGGATTCCAATATTGAATCTTTGTTAACAATTGTGGCATTATAAATATTTGCCAACTTGTTACACAGTGTACTTTTACCAGTTCCAATTGAACCGGATAGTATTATCATACGAAGTTTAAATTCTTTACCATCATCGATATGATCATCTCTTTTAAATATAGAATCGATCATTTCTTCAGTTGACGATGAATTTATTGAAAAGTGTAACATAATTTAATAAACTCCTATTCCGGGATTGATATTATGACATTTTTTAAATTTGATTCAGATGAAAAACTCTTTTTTGTAATAAGTTCTATCAAATTAACAAAATTCGCATACTCCTTATTTACAATTTTGATATAGTTGTAATGACCATTTGTAATAATTGATGCATCGGCTAATCGTTGCCTTAAATGGCCATCGCCAGCAACATTCGGATTATTATTTGGATTATCTCCACCATCCTTTATATTAATGATTAGATTATAAGTAGGCATATAAAAATCAGGAATATGAAACTTCTTTACATTGTCCATTATAATATTAAATATTATAGAGCATTGTTCAATTTCACTTGATTTTATACTCATATCTTCATCAATAAATTTCAAAAAGTCAAGTTCATAACTTGAGGAGTAACCTATAATTCCGCTACTTTTAAAAGTATATACCCCAGAATTACTTCTACCTTTTATGGCTTTCATCTGATGTTCTGGGTCAGCAGCAGGATTTTCTGTACCTAGAGTCCTTTTACAATTGTTAACGAATCGTCTTCGTGCTATTAAACGACATCGATCAGAACAATATCTTTCATAATGTCCTTTATCTTCATTCCATAAAGTCTCCAGTTTATCAATTACACATTCACCAATAGTTTTATTATATTTTCTATTGAAAATATATCTCTTGGTAGAGATTCCATCTGGAATTTTATCTTTATGTTTTTCATCAATATGGTTTATAAGAGATTCGATCGATGTAAACTTCAATTGACAATCTGGACATCGAAATTTGTATATCTTTTTTATCTCTGTAGTTATGTTGGTCGAACTCATAAACTCTCCTTTATAGTGTAAATCGTATTCATTAATATGTTAAATGAATAAAATTAATTAAAAAACGTATTCTCACATTATAATGAATGATGAAAACATCATATTTTTAAAAGGATAAAAAAATGGCAATAAAAAATGATATAACTGTTGTTGATATAATACCTGTATTTGAAAATGAGGATGTTAAAAAGATATACGATCATGGAATTGTAAAGTTTAATCAGATAATATTAAGTATTTTTAATCAAATACAGATGCAAAGAGGTACGTTAATAGACTTTCCGGATATAGGTTGTATGGAGTCATTGTTAAGTATCCATTTTTCTGAATCACAATATACTTCTCTAGCTGAAATTAGGGAGAATATAAGTAGATATCGAAGAGAGCAGGTATCTATTGATATTATTAGAGATGAAGATATAACAAATCCAAACGTATCTATCTCTATATCAGTTGAAAATATTCCAAATTTCAAATTTACTGCAGATATAGTAAAAAATAATAATTATGTAAAAATTGTAAATCCACAGGTATTAGAGGTATAATTATGGAAAACACTAATTCGCAAGTAGAAGTTGTTGAAGAGACTGCAGTTGTTAAAAAGAAAGAAATCACTTATGCAAGTTCTATAGAACAGATGCTTGTTGAGGATCTCATTAGAATAGATCTTAAAGAAAGTGATATTGAACTTAATAATCGCATTGTAGTTCAACACAGAGATAAAATAGCAAATAGAGATTGTTTCAACGCTACAGCTAAAAAAGTACTAATTACTGATGAAAATGGTAGAAGAATCGTTATAAATAATCATGATGAAATTCGTCGACAGCAATTAAAAAATTCCGGGAAATTAAATGTCCCAGCAATTACACAAAATGCAGGACTAATAACTGAAGATGAAGTTGATTTTGATTAAAAAAAATGGGGATTATTTCCCCATTTTTATCTTTGTGTTTTTCAGAGTACCCAATCTTCATCATCAGAATCAATTGGAGGTACCCATGGCGGCTCATTTTGATAAATCATAACATCTCCTTGTTAATTATACAAGTATTTATATATAATTAGTTATAGTGTTTATTATGAATTTAATACATTAAAAAAATGGGGAATCACTTCCCCATTTATTACTTAGTGATATTGCAACTGTCTTTCTCAATAGCAGATACTATTTCATCAATACTACATAAACCAAAATATTTAGAACCTATATCGAAAATAGATGTTTCAATTGATTGTAGCATTTTATTGAAATCAGATCCGTTTGATATCGGTGTATTAATAACCATACCATTTACATCCTTTTGGAGATATATTGAAATAATCCTCCCATACAATGTAGTTTTTAGTATATTGTAGGTTATTATTAAACTTGGATACTCTGAAGTTATGTCAAAATCAACACAATTTCTATAAATATGAGTATCGACTCCAAGTAATTTAACACCTTTCTGAACTATATTTTGAGGAGATGCAATTATTGCACCCGGTATCGATTCATTAATATCATAGGTTTTATTATTGCCTATAATTTCACCTTTATCTTTTAAAAAGGTTGATAATTCTCCTTTAATTGTAAAAGTCTTTCTTAATCCATGAAAAAAGTTTACATCTTTACAGTTAATCATCTGTCTCTGAACATCCTGATTAACACGTTCAATCATAAACTGAACAATAACGTCAAGAATTGCATAGTCTAAGAATAATTTAAAATTCTTACTATACACATTCTTAATTGTATATCCCTGTTTTTCAAGATCAACTTTATTGATGTAGGCATACTTATCACCAATACTATCCAATTTATAATCATTCTCCAAGAATCTTTTTCTTAGATTACTATGCATCGCCATTTGACAGTACCATTGAGTCGGGGATGTAGATAGCACCTTGTCGAAATATCTCGAATAATGAACTTGTGATTTAGCTCTAAAACGTTCCGAATCCTCTGCATACATAAAGTATCTATGACTTGGAGGAATTAGGTCTGATGAAGCCAAATCTGCCATATTTAAACCAAGTTTCTCAGCACGATTCTTTATATAGTTCATATCATAAGATATATTCCAAATACCACAGAAATCAGGAGATGTATCTTTAATTACTTTAAAATACTGAGATATTAATTCAGCTTCAGTCTCACATAGATAGAATTTGAAATTGAACTTATATGAATGAATGTTATTCGGATTTCCTTTATCCTTTATTATTCTTTCAATAGCACTTTCTCGTATCTGTTGTAGAAATTCTTTTAAATGACTTACATAATTTTGAAGATCATTAAATGTTTCACGTACTTCCGGGACATTATCATCATTTAAAACCATTGCATAAATTGTTTCAGACTTACTATCAATATGACAAATACTACTAATAGGCGCATCTGCTACATACTGATTAACATCGCCTAAATCCATTCTTGTTTCTATATCTGTAAAGCTCGTTGCATATTCAATATCTGAAGCATGTTCGCCATTAGTTTCATTGAATCTTAATCTAAAATCATCCTCGATATCAAAGTCCGCATGATATAACTTAGGATTATTGTATAAATTTCTTTGTATCCAATCACGTTTAGTGCTCCAATCTTTCTTTGCTAAATTATACTCATCTTTTAAACCAACAGCTTCAGCCATTCTATCATGACGTTTACTATACTCGCATACTATTGGTATAAGATCGTCTTTCGGAGCTGACAATCTATGATATTTATAATCCGTTTTTGCTAAATAGAAAGTATACTTAGGATTATTTATCATTTTTAATTCTCTATTACCCTCACTATCTCCGACCAGATATAATAACACATCGTCTCGTATTTTTTCTATACGGCTAGTCCGCTGATCGGTATTATACACAGGTTTCAGATAAAGGGTCTTTATTATGGATTTATACATAAATTTTCCTTAATTAGCGTGTATTGATGATATTCCATAAATCTACATATTTATAAAAATTATGTATAGTTATAGATTTTATATATAAACGCAAGTATACTGTACTTGTAACTTCATTATCAGATACATGCAAGTATCTTAAATATTCGATCTTGTCTGCTAAAAATGGGATTATTGAATAAAATATCTTAAGTTCAGATCTATTCTTTTCCAATTTAACAGTAGTTGATGTATTTTGAACTACTTCAGAATGTATTACATTAAGTGTATTTTCCGGAATTGTGATAAATTTATTATCATCAATAGGAAATATATTATTTAATGATCTAATGTTTTTAAATTTATCTACATAACCGATATTTCTATCAATAGTAGAACTTGAAAATGGTATATTATTAGAGATATAATTATCATCAATAATGTTAAATTCTATCTCAATAGTTTTATCTTTTAATAATTCTCTTACACTTTTTACATCTATAAGTACTGATGTACTAATGTGATATTTATTATTAGCATCACTATTGAATATATCAATATCTGTCAAATTCTTTCCTACGATGAATAAATTCACTGGGTAGAAAATATCACTCCAAGGATTACTTTCCTGATTAAGTATTATCACAGGATGTACAAAATTAGTTTCTTTATCTATATAATTATACAGATAAACTAAACAACTTTCTCCGATGCCATATTTTGTTACATATGAGATCATTTGTTTAAGTGTATTTTTATAGTAAACATTGTTATTTTTATCGAGTTTCATATTTATCCCTTCTCTGTTCCCATAATAATGTTAAGTCGTGAATAACATGTTATTGAGGGACATTTTTACTAAAATATTACACATTTAAGGAGTTATACATCATGGCTAGATACACAATGACATTAAATAAAAAATATGTTGTAACAACATTCGGGTTAACTTATGTTAATAAACTTGTTGAAGTAATTGGTATAGTTAATTATGATGAGGCTGTTAAATTATCCGATATCCTTTTAATAGCATTGAATGAGAAAATAATTGACAGTAACTATACTGATTATTTTTCTGATATTGAATTTTACAAATGTAAGATTGTCGGAACTGAAGATGTTGTTGTAATTTGGTCTGATATAATCGATAGTAGTAAAACTAGTATTGTCGGAGAGAAATTCAATTATAAGGTGACTCTTGAATTAAGTGTATCAGCTCAGACAATCTCCAAAGATGCAATTTTAGCAGAATTGGTTTCCAAGGCATCGACATATAATGCATCACTTGTATTTACAAGTGTAACATCTGATCAAAATAGTGTAGTAGATATACTACAAGAAAGACTTACCGCTGCTGAAAATATTGTTAAATCATTACAGTCATTGAGTACTGTTCTTCCTATGATAGATTCGATATCACGTGGAGATATTGAAGGAAAATTGACAACTATCGCTGCAAATATCAGTACTATCAATGATAAAATTGAAACTATTGCTGCAGGATTATAAAAAATTAATAAGTGGGAGTTATTCTCCCACTTATTGTTTATTTTGAAACGTGTATCGTTGTTAATGCTGAAAGTTCCTGAGGTTCGAAAGTAAATTGCATAGGCATGAATTCTTCTTCTGTTCCCATAACCTTTGCTACAACCGGTTTTATAGTACTGAACTGTGTAGGACCCATATATTCAGGACATATAGGAAACAATGTAGAACCGAATAAACCGTTTGCCCACAATCGATTTGAAATATAATAATCACGTGTAAGGTTCATGTTGAGATCAGATGGATTACTATTTACTCCACTGAAATCGATATCATCAAAATACGATTCGCTTTCACCTATACCGATATCAGCATTTGTGATTACTATTGGGCTATTACCCATATCATTAAGGAATTTGACATATTCTTCACGTAGCGGATCATCTTCAGACAGTAATGATGTATCAATATTAACACAGTTAAGATAACCTATAACTTCCTCAGTTATCAGTTCCGAATGCCTCGGTTGTATCCCATAAAGATCTACGGGATCCATAGGAAGAATATTCTTTTTAGTCATGTCCTCTCCTTTTATATTGCGTGTTTTTAAAACAGTTCATTTCATCCTTGTAAAAAATGTATATATATTTTAAATATCAATTTAAAATATTATAAATCTTTTTTTCTTATTCATTTTTATCATACCAATGCCAGTATCAGTGGTTTTAGCATAATAGATAATTATATTATTTACAGTATTTCTATACAAAGTATCAATTTCTATAAGATTTAACTTTGCAAGATGTTCTATAGACATTAATTCATGTCTACTAATATTTCTTTTTTGTTTATATTTAATTAACATGGAGATATCATTATCAGTCATAATCATCTCCACTATTAATTAATTTATTTATTGTATTTCGGTCGAATGCTATTTTATGTTTTTCAAGAATAAATTCAACCGTAGCATCAATTATATTCATATTTTCATACTTATTCTCTATAAGTTTATCGTTTATAACAGTATCTTCAGCTAACCTCGATTTAAGTTTTCGTTCATAGTATGAATCTATTGATGTTGATAGATGGTCTTTACAGAATGATATAATATCACTTTTTCTTTCATTAGAAATCTTCTTATTTAACTTTATTCGTAGTCTATAAGATTCATTCACATTTTTCAATAGTAGTGTTACTAATTCATCTCTATGTGATGGTAGATCGCTTTCAATTACAGTCCTGAATATTTTAGCGAGTTTATTTTCTATAAATTCTTCAGATACCACTTCTTTTTTTACCTTATCATAGGTAAAAGACATAAAACCTTTAGGTTCTTCCTCACCATGCCGATATCTACCAAAACTTCCAACGTAATACATTTTGTCATTTTTCACATGTGTATGCACATGACCGAATATAACTCTACCATCTATTATATTCTTAAAATGTTTATCATAATTCCACATAGGACTTGTTAATTTCCTATATGTACTCTTTTTACCATTTGAATAAATGATATTGTCAAACGATCCGTGACCAAAACAGAAATCGTACTTTGAAGAAAGGAAATCTTTATAATACGAATCTGGATCTGACATATATTCTTCTGGAATCATCAATATCTTGATATCATTTATGTAATCAACTGTAGCTTTCTTATATATCCTAAATTTATCATTTACTTTAGAAGAAAACATATTGATCTGATTTGAATCGTGTGAGTGAGTTCCTTCTATTATTATTATAGTAGAATTGAGTTTTATTAACTCATCGATAAACATATGAAAAACAGCTGCTGTTGAACTATTTACACTTATTTGCTCATCAAGAATATCACCTGCTACGACTATTATATCAGGTTTATTATTAATACAGTAGGAAAAAAACGTAGTTTTTAAATTTTCCCACATATCATTTACATCAAGAACTCCAAGATGAATGTCAGCTATACATACTATTTTTATTAAATTATTTTGCATAAAAGTATATCTCCATTCAATACATTCGTTATAATATTTTATTAAGTATATAATAAAATTGAATAAAAGTGGAGTTTTACTCCACTCTTTATAAATAATATTTTATTTCTTGTTATTCATATAAATCGCGTAAATACAGTTCACAGAATTTTTGACAACCTTCAAAACTAGTAAATAATTTTGGAAAATCCTTATATATTATTTTAATGATTTCGTCTCTTTCTTTAATAGTTCTTGTAAAAAAGCTTATTATTTCTTTCATTGAATTTTCGATAGCTGTACCACTTGATGTACCACTATCACTAGAATGATAAAATTTCTTATATTCTGAGGGGTCAATTGTAAAATCATACCATTCAGTATCCATAGCTAACTCAAGAGATACTAAAATATCATTAAATTTGGTTGTACAGGCTTTTGTAAATTCGCCCATAGCGGATTTATATCCATCTGTATTAATATCATCGCTTGGTGGTAATTTAGGAAAACCATTTCTAAATACCATATTCAATAACATGGGGACTACACTTATACGTAATGATAATTCTAAGAGATTTTCATATGTTTTTATTGTAACGTTTTTAGTTTCTAATAAACAACAAGTATTTGCCTCGCCATTAACTTTATTCATATAAAGGATTAAAGCTTCTCTGAAATTGGATCTAAAGCATACACGAATTTTATTAGTATTTGATAAAACGTTTGATTTGAATATTTTATATTCTTTTAACAATCTATCTTTTAGAATCATTTCTCCCTCAGCACCAGGAAGAGTAGTTTTAGTCTTTTCCATTTCAAGGGAAAACCATTTTGTTTGAATTTTTTTACTTCTTACCAATATAATTAGAATTATACCAGCCCATATTAAAAAAGTCCATATGTTTGTTGGAAGCAAAAGTTGCAATATTTCTGGCATATGGGGCTACCTTTGAAAGAGAAATCATGATGATGTATGTCGGGTTTCCTACATTAAAATGTTTATAATAAAAACATCATAGTGAGTATAAATTCTATACAAATACATAGGAATACATATGAAAAATGCACCAACAAGAACTGATGAAAATCGTAAAAACTTGCAGAAAACTACCACATTGGTTGATAATATTGTCAAAAAAGATATGGGCGTCATATTGACAAAAAATATTCCCAAAATGTTAAGATTGATGAAAACCCATATAGGAACTCTTGCTGCATCTATGTCAACCGCTGGTCCTGAGAAACGTCCAGTATTTACAAAAGCAGATGAGGAAAAGTTCATAGAATCAACTGGAATACCTTTTAGAGATGTTACAAAAGCTATACAAAGATGTAAGTTAATAAAAAATAACTTTATAACTTTGAATAATGAGTTCTACATACTGACTTCAGTACTTACATCATACTGTTATAGAAACAAAGTGGTTTATAAAGATATAGAGTTAGGAAAAGTATTAAATCTATATATCGCATTAAGGATATATAAAACCGCATTCTCATCGTTTTTTAATCGATATCCTCCGAATAGAGAGGTTATGGATGCTACTCTTGAAAGACTTGAAAATAATCGTTTTAATATTAAGAAGTATAAAACCATATATAATACGATCGAATATATAGCAAATTCTCACTATGATAATTTTAAAGATATTCTTGAAAATCCTATTGATGATAATATTACATATTATATCATTAACATTTTCAATCGTATTAAATTAATGATGAAAACGATATCTAATCTTTATTATGAAAATCATGAAAAAGGTATCAAACAGGGTACTGATATGCTCGAATCCGAAACAGATGATGGCGAGACATATCTTAATGATGTTGAAAATATTTCAACATTGGTTACTATAAATGCTCGAAAAATATATACAAATTTTGTATCTGATTCTGTTTGTAATCCTAAAATATTACGAACAGCATGTAATATAACCAAAATATCTCAGAGTAAAATGGTTATTACAGTAAACAGTATGATTTCATCGAGAGATCAATTGATAGAAACTCTTATAATTAAGATTCTATCTTATTATTATTCGAATGGAGGAAAACAGATAAAATCTAGTAGATTTCTAAATGAGATGAAAGATGTATACGCAGTTTCCAATACAGCTAATAAACTTATAATGGAAATAAAAGAGATATTGTCTGAAATACTTAAAAAATATAGTAAGACATTTCTTGAGACTAATAATATTAGTACTTTAAGTAATCTCAAGAAAACGTTGTTTTATTATATGATAATGTACATCTGTCACGTTGTTTAAAATACAATAAATTAGTGGAGGGATACTCCACTAATTATTGATTTAATAATACATCTACAGACTTACTTGCCCGAGTTACAGCAGTATACATCCATTTAAAATACTCAGGTCTCCACTTTGGCATCTCATCTATGACTAAACAATTTTGCCACTCCGATCCTTGTGAACTATTAACTGTTATACAATAAGCGAAATCGCAAAATATAGAATTTAATTCATCTTCACGATCTTTTTGCATTAGTAATTTTGTATCAGGTAATTCTTCTTCATAAGAATCAAATAGTTTTCTACTACACAAAATATCAAAAAACTCATCATTTTCACTCATAAAAGACGGACGAGCTTTTAATCTTATTTGATCATCATTTTCGATTTTATAATCTTCAATTACAATACATTCGATACCATTCATAGATACAATTTCTATATTCATATAATTGATTATGACATCATATCTATTACTTAAAAATACAATTTTCTCCCCTTTAATAGGATATCTCTCTGTGATACCAAGATCTCTTCTTATAATCTTATTGAGATATCTTCTTGTCTTGTTAGTCCAAGTTAATATTTTATCATAATCTATCAATGGTTTTATTTCTTCTTTATACATTAAAACCCTTGAATTATTGAATATACCTGGAGCAATTATTCTTTTATTCCTATATTCCATAGCAATAGTTAATATACCTGATTTATCATCAGTTCTCATAACCTTATCGAGAAATACATCTGCCAACTCTTCGTCTATAAATGAATTTTTTTCAAATAATGGAGCAAGCTGACCTGGATCTCCAATAGCTAAAACTGGTATACCAAAAGATAATATATCTTCGATAATACTATCACCTACCATACCAAATTCATCAATAACTATTAATTTTATAAATGATGGTATAGATGTTTTTTTAGTAAAATATACATTATTTTTGTATACTTTTGCATTGTAAAAACTTTTATGTATGGTATTAGCAACAAAACCTTTTAAACGTATTACACTGGCTGCTTTTCCAGTAAGAGCACAAAAAAGTACACTATTCTTTAATATTCCGAGAGTGTTTATTATTGAATTTATTGTTGTACTTTTACCTACCCCAGCAAGTCCTAATAGAGTAAACATCGGATTATCAATTGACTCTATGTAATACCATTGCAGTGCTTTCAAAACTGCATTTTGTTGCTGATCATTTAATTTGAAACCCATACACTTCCACTCTTTCAGAAGAAAAAAAGGAGGATTGAATCCTCCCCTTTAAACACAAACTACTATCAATACTCTGTAGACCGTAAACTTGATATTGAAATTGATTTCAAACCCTTAAGTGTCGCAATTTTTATCAACTTTGGGACAACATTATTAACTTCAGTATAAATCTTTGAAATTAGTGGACGAGCCCCGAGCGACGCTACAACACTTACCTGTTCAAGATGATTTAAAAATTTCTTGGTTTTAAGTGAAATTGATATACCGGTTATCTTCTGAACATCAGTTTCAATCTCAGTTAACTTATCATCTATTATCATCTGAAAAGCTTTCATTGATAATGATGGATAGATAATGAAATTTCCACCGAATCGTGATACTTCTTCCGGTTTGAAAACTTTCAATAATTCATTTTTAAGGTCGTTATATGTCAATTTCATTGTCTTGTCATGTAACTCATCTGCACTAATATCGATATTTTTAGAATCGACATATAGACCGTCAACATTTCCAGTTATGAAAATTAACAACTTTGAGAATACCAATGGATCTCTACTTGTAATGGCGTTATACTTATCGATCAATTGTTTCCGATAATTTCGAGCAATTACTAATAACGGTTTTACAAATGCGTATCCAGGAATATTCAATATATCCTTTATACTCATTGATCCCTCACTAAAGTTCTTCTTTATCATATTGGAAAACCCGAACATAAAACCGGTTTTGTTTACGCCAAAGTCATGCCAATCAAATAAAGGCTGTAACATATCAACATCTTCAATTTTTATGATATCGAGATACATATCGATAACATATTTCTTACTCAAAGGTATTGATTGTGTAGTAGGATTCCAACCTCTCATTTGATATTCACTTTTATCCTGTGCCATTGATTTCATATACTCAAGCTCAGTAGCAGCATCAATAAATTCCTCAATGAAACTTTCAAACGTTCTGATTGTGGAATCTATTCGATTTAAAGTGAAATGCCCGCTTCCAAGTTTACCATCTGATAATAGGGACCATATTTCATTAAAGGTATTACTTTCCTTTATTTTCTGAATTTCATCAATAAGGAAAATACCCTTACAGTCAGTATCCTCTATTACAGTGTGAAGCTTAGCACCAACCGGTCCACCCTGATAATACCCTCTGATTGATTCTGGAGATTTAGTAAGGTCAATCTCTGCAAACTTCTCATACATATTGAGAAGCTTAGCCAGATCCCGTACGAGGGAAGTTTTGCCGCAGCCCGTTAACCCAAATAAGGATATTATAAGTGGTTTATATAATACTTCATCGAATATATACCACGTTTCAATAGTTCCAATTATATTATCAATGATATTGTCAATACCGTGATATTTACTTTTCAGAATATTACCTATCTCTATAAGTTTATTCTGTTTCTCTTCAATATTATCAATCATTTTATAACTCCTCTGAAATAAAACTTTGTTAATTTTCAATGTTATTTAAAATTGTTTTACCTATAGTGATCTTTTCTCTTAAGTCACCGAAATCTTTACCTGAAGTGTTTATATAACCTGTTAATTTGAAATCACTTGTAAAATCCTTTAAAGCGTGTGATATTTTACCAAAATCAAAATGAGATACCCGTTTGACAAGCTCATCATTGTCAATATAAACATTTATATCAGCACCGTAAAAACCTGTTATATATAAACAAGTCTTTATACATGATCTCATGGACCCCATAGACGAAGCTGCTGCATACATATGATTATTATTATCATAACAACTATTTGTCAAATGTAATGATATAGTATCAATCGCTCCTTCAGATACAGTAATTTTAGGGTTATCAGCTAATGGATCTATAAGAGAAGCTGGTGTATAGAAGAATGATCTTTGGATTAAATCGGATAATATAAATGTTAAATATCTTGGATACTTATCATCACCAGTTATATTTCTAAAACTAATGATATTTCCAAAATATGATAGAAAACCACAATAATACCTATCTATAATAGGAATCATTGATAATTTTTTAGCATCATATGAACTCATGTCTATATGATTTTCATTTATAAAACTGGATAAATTTCCGACTATTCTATACGTTTTAATATCCTCCTCATTATCGAGATCGTGTAATAATCTATCAGATAGTATAGATAATTTTATTTTGTCAAATCTTGATAGATCATGTAATAATTTATAATTTAACCGCTTACTTCTCTCATCTAATGAAACCACATGTGACTGAATTCTTTTATAATTCATTTTCACATATGACGAAATTGAACTGTCTGTTATACCCAGTTTATTTAGAATATCGACATTTATCTTAGCGAATGATAAATCACATTTTTTACAATCTCCAGGAAAACCTTCTTTATCTTTGCTTATATAAAGGTGTCCATGTTTATTTCTATCCCTATGCAATTCACAATTTGGACATAAAAGTATACAATGTGTCGAATTTTCTTTAGATCCGGGTAAACTCAACAGACTCTCAGTCAGTTTTTGTTTAAAATCTATGTTATCCATGTATTACAGTTACTTTCTTTATCAATTAATATACTTCTCACACGATATAATATATAATTATATCATGTAGTTGAAATATAGAAACAGGATTGCATATATGAGTTTAACCTATAGAAATGTTGAGCTTATTATCAAATAAAATATAACCAGACTAACACATTATAATGAAAAATGATATTAATCTGGAGGGATAAACTATGAAAATTACTGATTACAAGAAATTATTGGTTGAGAGATCTAATGATTTTATTAAAGATAATATGACTGGAATAGTTGTAAAAACTGCAGAAGAGATAGGACAGAATGTATACGGTGTATATATAGGACAACTTATGTATGGAACCTATTATAATGATGGACCATATGAGAAAGATGTTAGTCTTGATACAAATAAATGTCTAAATTCAATTAATAAAAAAGTTGGTGAAAAGTCAGTAACCGCTTCAAATTATATACATCTAACCATGTTTAGTGTATACAATTTATCAATGCCAAGATTAATCAAAGGTGAAAATGTATTAATAGGTATCATAGATCAAGATATCAAAAGTATATATATAAAACCTTTTAATAGAAATCAAATAAAAAATCGCCCGACAGATACCTTAGAAATGTTTGTACCATCTTCAGGTAAATATGAAGGTGAATTCTTAGATGATGATAATAAATATTATGTTAAATTGGATTCTGTGGCAAAAACAATTAGGATACATATGTCAGATTCTAATGGTGAAGTTTCCAAATACGATATAAATATAGATGGGACCAATGGTAATATAACACTTACGGATAGTGTTAGAACTATTTCATTAAATACTGAAAATGATGAAATTATAATGTCAAATGAATCTGGTTCTACGATAGCTATAAGAAAAGAAATTATCGATATGTCTTGTGATAAATTTTATCTTAAGGCAAAAGAATCAATTAATATTGAATGTCCTAAAACTGAGGCTAAATTAGACAATGTCCAGTTAACTACAGAAACTTTTAAAGGAGATGTAGATAAACTTACATTAAAGGGAAGTAAGCAAGAGGAAACTTATGATAAAGCGATTATAAAAAATAGTTCTAAACGTGAAATCACTTCCCCTATGACTGCAGTTGATGGTGCTATGGATATATCCGATAATGTAAATATTAGAAAAGCTATATCTTTTGGAGCTCCGAAAGGTCAATCACCTTTACCTACCAATGCGACTATTAAATCTGATGGTTCAGCTGTTTTTGATCCTTTACTTGGAATGCCAGTAGCCCGTGCACAACCATTAGTAACTCTTCTAACACAGATAGCTATGAAGTTAGATCTAGTCGGAGCTAACCCCATGTTTTTAGTTCCGGCACCAGTATTATCTCCTATGGTAGCTTCTATGAGTATGCAAATACCAGCACCAAAAATTAAAGGTTAAAATAATAAAAGAGGGGATAACCCCTCTTTTATTTTTTACGCCATTTAAATCCACCTGCTATTTTATCATTATTTTTACAAGCTGCGCTTATCATTCTATTATCAATTCCTGTTTGTCTCTCAGCTTCATTCATACTCCAGAATTCGTCAATAACTTCTTTAGTATTTAAATCTATTTGTTGTACTTTTATTCCTTGTTTTTTAGATCGTCTTTCAATTGCAGTACCATAATTACAATTATATATATGATCACACCATTCAAGATTTTCAACTCTATTATCAGTTTTAATTTCATTTTTATGATTGATAAATGGTAAATTAAATGGGTTTAATATAAAATGTATACCTACCAATCGATGTATAAGAAAGTGTTTTATATGATTATTTTTAAATAAATTTATTCTAAGATAACTATTTTTATCCTTTTCAGGCATAATTATTTTAAAATAATATTTATTATATATAGATAATACTCTACCAAAATCACTAACCTGATACAATCCCTCATATCCAATTATATCTTTCCAGTGCTCTCCTGGTATAGGTATAAAACACGGACTTATATATCCATTCATATTATTAGTTATCCAAAATGGATTACAGTTAAATATATTATTATTTGTATGATAACCTTTAATAAATTTATCATTAATATAATCATCTAAATATTTCCAGTAATACCCATTTACAGAATTACGCTCACCACGACACGCTCCTCCAATATGCATATTATTAATATTAAGTATTTTTCCAGCTTCTACAGCTGATTTCCAAATTTTAATAATATCTAATGTTTTTGGATTAATTTGAATTACATTTCTGGAATTATGAGCATTTTTAATTCCATTTAAATTTAAAATTTTTTTAATATATTCATTCATATTTATATTTTCCTCTCTTTTATTATTAATAGTATGGTCTATCTTAATAATCTATATATAGTTTATTCTTATTTTAGTTTATAACATTGAACAATATAATAGAATGAGTTATATTGTTAAAAATAGGATATAATATTATGAAAAAATACGGACCGAGTAGTTTAGATTTCACTAAGACATATAGTAATCTTATCAAAAATAGTTTATCATTTGAAAACATCTGTACAACTGAAGATCTTAGTAATAAAATTGATGTTAGCAGATTTTCATTGAAAACTTGGGATAATGAGTTATTTACTACTTATCTTCATAGTTTGATCGAAAATTCCAATATCATGGATATTTCCAATGAAGAGCATATTAGAAAGTATAGTATGAATCCTCAACGGTTATCTAAAGATATTACAGGAATAACTGATTACTGGTATATAATACTTATTATTAATGGATATACTTCTGTTTTCGAATTCAAGGATTTTACTACTCCTATATTATTCCCAAATATAAGTTATGTGGATTCATTATTAACAACTATTGAAAGAAATAGATCTAATATTCAATAAAAAAAGGGGAGAAATCCCCTTTTTTATTTATTTGAATGCCCATAAATATCCAGCACTTATCTTGTGTAAATCACTACGACAACATTTCGAAATACCTGATGGATCATTTTTATTTCGATCTGCAGCCTCGCTTATACTTTTATACTCTCCTGTAATTTCACCTGTTTCTATATCTATACGAATAACGGGTTTATATTTAGCATACGTTCTTTTTTTACATGTTTCATAATCCCATTTATGATCATTAACATATCTCCAAAAATAACCTCCGGCAAAACCGTATCTTAAAATACAAACTCTGGAAATATTAGAATCCTCAACATTAGTATCCTTTTTTGCACTGGCTATACTAACATAACTGGATAATATCATACCAGTTTCAGAATCTATTTTATGTACAGGTTTTGCTTTTTTATTCTTATTAATAAGATCAAGATTAATCTTTTTCTTATCATTCTCAAAACGCCATATAAATCCCCCTGCTGCATATCCACGTTTACCATTACAAACATTGCAGATGTTTGACTGTGCTATACCGGTGTTTCTAGATGCTTCCCATGTTGATGTAAAGGTGTTAATTAAAGAACCATCGATAGATGATATTTGTTGTACATTTCTTCTTACATACTTCTTCTTCATCATGAATCCTTTATGTGTGTAAATGTTTCAAATGATAAATATACTCCATTTTATATATAGTTAAAAAACGTTTTAAATAAAATGGGGTATAATCCCCATTTCATTATTTAAACTATAAATAATTCACTGAAATATTTGAAGGTTGTATCGACAATGTATTTACTACTTATTTTTTTGTATAAAACACTGTCTTTATCGGATGTAAGGATATTTACATTATTACCTATTGCCAATCTTACCTGTTTTGTAATTGCAAAGGTTATAAGTTTGGTTTTTAAATATACCAATTGTTTCAGGATATCAAGTTCATTCTTGGCTACAATTGCGATAGTTATATGCTCAATATTTTTGTTACAGTAAATAGCTTCTTTAAGTTTATACCCGCCATTTGTAGCAAATCCTTCCGGAACTAATTCGTAAATACCATCAAAATTTATTAAAGTATTAAATGACGTATTATTAACAAGAAGATATTCAATAATATCAGGTATATCATTCAATACAGTGATATTTATGAACTTTACAGCTCCTGTAAATTCTTTATTTAAAATATTTTTGAATCTTAATTTCTGATCTTCTGTAATATTAAGCATTATTGAAATCCTTTGATAAATAATTTTAATGGGGATTATACCCCATTAAAATATTCAAATCTTATTTTGATTTATTTAGATGATTTACAACCTCTGTAAGCAATCCATCAATATATTTATTATATAACTCCTTTGAACCGTAGTTGACATATTTGGAAGATTTTTTGTAATAGGATACAAATGTAATATAACCTTTTAACATACTCATTTTTTTCGCATTACAAGTATAAACTTTATCGTCAACATATGATATTATACGCGCTAATTCATCGAAAATCATCTTATAAGCAAAAACGTTAACAATAGAACTGATCATTTTTGCAGGTGTGATAACTTCATCAATTACATGTAATTTGGTTAAAAATAATTCTTTATTTGTCAGAATTTTCGAATCTCCAAATAATGCAAATGAAAACCATTTTTTAATAGACGATTCTGTTATAAGGAGTAAAAGTCGCGACCTTATAAACTCATCAGTGAATGGAGTTGGTGGAGGTACAGTCGGATTAGAATTAGCAGCTGCTCTTCTTTTTATCCTCTTTTTCAATGATTCATATTTAGAACGAGCTGTTTTGAATCTGAAAAATGTCTTCTTTCCAAGAACTTTTGATAACCTGAATAAGAATAGCATAAATAATGATCGTGATGAACCGATATATTTGAAACGTTCATCAGTATTCTTCTCATCAACCATCTTATTTAATCGTTTTATCGTATCTGATGTTATTTTAATAACATCTTTTTCGGATGAACCCATTCCGGAATATGATGTATCATTCGAGATATTTGATATCATAAAATCAATAGAATTCATTGATTCCATTAGAATTTTTTCAAATTCTTCATCATAATCATTAACCTGTTTAAGTTTAAGAAAACGCATTGCAACAGTATTACCGACATCGTAATTCATTCTCTTAAGCGCAACTGCCAATATGAAGAACAGAAAAGAACCTTCTTCATAATTAAGATCAAACATTTTCTCACAATCACTAATATACATTTGTATATACTTTGAAGAATCAATCTCATACTGATTTAAGATTTCATCTTTATTCTCAGATATAAATTGTTTATATTCAGTAATTGAATTTTTGTAAGTTACAAGGATATTTCTTGATGCGACATACATCTGAAAGATATTGTCGAATGATTTCTCTTTCTCTTCGCCAGGAATTTCATTCTCCAGATCAAGCATATTTTCTGCAAGATCACGCATTATAGTCGAATGTTGTCCGATCATCGATGTATCAAGAAGAATATTATGATCAAGAAGGATGCAATCCTGATCTGTGAATTTTGGAATTCCGAGAAAACCGTCATCCTCAAGTTCACTTTTTTCAAGTAATTCCAAAGGTTCTTGTTTCCCTAATTCAACTGACTCATTTAATTCTTCTTCGCCAGGAATGGGTATATCTTCATTAGCGATACCGAGTTCCATATTATCTTCTGATATTTTCTTCGAATCATCATCAATAAAACCCTGTATAACGGTACCATTATCTAAACCATCAACAGTATCGACTTTAGTTTCGATCGATTGGGTAATTTCTGCAGTTTCAGTTACATCAGATACATTCTCTTCATTCATTTTGAAAGACTCCTTAGTTTAAACAAAAAAGAAAGTGTATTTTATTACACTTTCTCAATTTTATAAAAGGTCATTGATATGTACGATGGTTACGCCATATCGTTTAGCCTTATTATATTTCCCATTAATTTCATAACCATCACCTATTAGTAAATAATCGGTACGTTTAGTTACACTATCTACAGATTTATACCCCCGTTTTTCAAGTGCATTTACAATATTACTTCTACTGACATCGAAACTTCCTGTAATACATACAGTTTTACCATTTTTATTTTCATCATCTGATTTAGAATTAAGAATCTTTTTCAACTTAATTAAATCGGCATAATTCCCAGGTATTACGAGCCATTCCAATATATAACGATAAACTGCTAATGTCGGAATAGTGTAATTTTCATTAACTACTATCTGTGAATTACTGATTTTGTAGTTGTCAACACCTACAATATCGGATGGGAGTGTATCAATATTTATGACATTAATATTTTCTAACACATTTCTTCCGATATTCGGAATACCTATTGCTGATAGAATATCGATATCAGATACATTCATCTTCGACTTTTCGATAGCATTCATTATTTTTATAACTTTACCGCCATCACGAACAAAACCTGGAAGTTCTTCAATCTTAAATTTCAGATTTTTATCGTATAAATCTATTATTGATGTGACAATACCTTTCTCATAAGCAAGTTCAAGGAATTTTATACCAACATTTTTCATATTGCGTTTGACAACCCAATTGAAGATTAGTGATATATTTCTACCCGGACATTTTAGATTTGTACAAACTTTATGCTTACCTTCGTCAGATAAACTATTCCCGCATGATGGACATTCAGACTTAGGTAAAATGATTGGTAAGTTTTTATTACCATCTTCATCCATTCGTACAATGACTGGTAATATTTCATTACCTCTCATAATATGAACTGTATTACCTACATATGCTTTCCCTAATGTTTCCATGAACTTATAATTATTTATAGTAACTCTCTCGAATTCAACATTGTCGATCATCACAGGCTCATAAATCATTACAGGAATCAATCTACCAGACTTTGAAACATTAATTTCTATATCTAGTAGCTTCGAACATACAATTTTTGATGGAGGTTTTAATGCTAAATTATAATGATGAAATGATCTCACCACTCTAGTATTATCAATAACTTTTTGTAAACATTTATTATTAACAACTAGAACTAGTCCATCAGTTTCATAATCATACCCGTCTCTTTTGTTTGATATATAAGAATTCATAACTTTCTTAATATCATTCGTATTGGTTATTATCTCGTATGGAGTAGTATTAAAACCCAGTTTAGTCAAACTATCTAGAATATCCGACTCATTCGTAAATATATTTTCAATATCCACAAATAACATCTGGTATGCTATAAATGATAAATATTCAGTATTTTGACAACTTTTTATTATTCCAGCAGCCTGATTTCTTAGTGGGAGATCTTTAAAAACTGTTTCTCCATATTTTTTAGGAATATAGATTTCTCCCCTTATATCTACAATCCCTGTGAATGGTATCTCATGACAAACAACTAAATCCTTAGCAAATGGTATAATTTTACCAGTGATACCGTCTCCACGTGTAGCTCCATGTGAAAATTTGGTATTTTTGTAGACCATTGAACCTGATATACCATCAACCTTCGGTAGAGATATCAATACAGTCCCATTATCTTTTTTTGCATCTACACGTCTTAACCATATATCCGGTGTTTTAGGATATTTGACACTATCTATAGATAACATTGGAAAATTGTGTTTAACTTCAGTATAACCCACATCATCAACACTTCCAACTATATCAAAATAAGTACTATCAGGATCAAGTTCCCTTAACATACTTTCATCACTATCAAACTCATCATCAGATATTTGATCCCCTGTTGATGAATAATAATTATGACGATACTTTAATAACTTAGTTGTAAGTTTGTGTATTTTAAAGTACACATTATCAGGATCAAGTTTTAACAACTTATTTTCTAAAATTATTATATCATCATCACTTAACATAGGAATACCTTTTATCTGACTATTCCTTATATCAATAAGTGCTTCCGATATTTTTTGAATATCACTTATCATTTTAAACCTTTCGATATTTATTTTCATAGAATACATAATAACAAATATATATTTAAAAATCATATTTAATTATTTAAATAGTGTACAATCAGATGTTTTATGAAATATATTACAAAATATATAATATTAATAAAACATAGTAATGTAGCTTGAATTGGATCATATTCCTTTAAGGAGAAAACATACTATGTTAATATCACGACGAAGTATAACCGCTAACGTTGATACACCGAGAAGAGTAGTTGATACTCAGAAAACTTTATTAGATAATGTAATTGCTGAAAAGAGTAATATAAAAAAGACTCTTCTTTCGAGATTACATGGGATAAAGACAGAAGTAACCTATTATGAACAGGTTGTAAGTAGTCGTAGAGATAATCTAGCGAATAATGCTTCAATAAGTGCATTTGATCCCAATATTGCTAAATTCAGAAAGATTACTAATTTTGTAATTTTAACTGAGGAAATAGATTCACAACTAGATAAGGATGTATTCACTAACCTTATATATGAGGGAAGTGCAAAGATACTCCCAAATACAGTAACTCCAAATGCAAATGATTTCTTTATAATGAAAGTTTTTGGAACATTCCATCTATTTCGTGTCAATGAAATCAATCCTACATTGATAGAAAAAGATTCAGGTTTTGAAATAAGGTATAAAATCTATAGAGATGATATAATACCTGAAAACTGCGAATTAAATCCAAGTGTAAAAGAAATATATACATTTGATTACAATCATGTCGGAACTGATTTCAGGACTGTACTTCGTACAGATGAAAACGACTTTATACAGACATCACGAGATATAATGTATCTTGCAACTAAGACGTATGCTGGAATTTATTATCATAGAACCCTTAATACAATTATGGCTGAAGTAGGTAGATTCCCATTATCGATTTCATCAATAATGGAGTCATCATTTGCAGCAACAAAATTACCTATGATAGGTAATGTAAAATGGGAAGATGTTACAGTATACGATATTTCTTTAGTGCATTTTATCAATAGATTCAATATTTTTGCATCGAGTGAATATATTCATATAATAACTGAATATTTGAAACCTGATCGTAAATTTTACAACGGGAGTATATTTTCAGTTGTAGAAAATATGGATATCAATAGATTCAAAAATGATAAACAATTGGTAATTTATTCAAATAGTAATCCGTATTATAATACAAATCGATTATATGGGAGAATATTTACAGACCACGTTACTGGTTGCAACCCTAATGGAGAAATTTGTGTATATGGCGATTGGATTACTGATCCGAGTAAAAATACAGCATATCTTTCCGATAATTTATTCACTTTAGATCTTTTTCCAACAAATTTTGTATCAACTATACGAAATTATGATTCAGATATAATGCTTGCTAAGACTGCTGAGGAATATGACTCATTAATCAATATAATGATTGATATAATTTCATGTTTTATATCTGAACAGGATATGAGTAGAAAACGAACAATAGTAGTTAAACTCGTAAATTTAATCGGTGATAAATATATAAATTCCATATATGAAGAAAGTTTTGAATATGATACGGATATTTTATATGTTTTTCCATTGATAATTTACATATTGAAATATATGATTAGGGAAGTTTCCGGGACAGAATTCAAATAAAATGTACAGTAGAGTTAATTCTCTACTGTATACTTATTTTATATTAAAATTAACATCATAATAGGGTATTAAATAATGTAGTCAAGAAAGGAAGGTGTTAATATATGGCATCAAATCTATTTGACCGTTTATTCGAAGGATTTGATTTAACAACAAGTCCAGCGACAAACGCTGGTGATCCATTATCGAGGCATAGTAATGACAATCATACATCATTTTATGATGATGTAGAATTATTATTTGCAGAAAAGGGTGATGTAAAACCTGATAAAGAATCTACTTTAGAAGAATCAAGTAAAAAACTTGATACATCTATCGAATCTTTAATAGAAGACAACTCATTATTTACTTTTTAAAAAGAATAGGAACACATTACAAATGGCTAAGAAAAAGGTTAAGAAAAGCGATGTTGTAGATTCAACCAAGGAGAATGATGCTATGACGAGTGAAAACACAAATGAAACTGCTACAGATCCTGTAATTACGGATGATGCAGGTAGTACAGTTGACGATACTACTGATAGTATCCCTACAAGTGAGGGAACTACTGAAGTAATGACCGACAGTCCAGTAAGTGAAGCAACTGCTGAAGTACCTGTTACTGAAGAGGTTCAACCCGTATTCCCTCCAATCACTGAAGGTGAGCAGATCGAAAAACCGGTTGAATCAGAAGTAGTACCTAAAGTAGCCAAAGCTGTACCTATAACGAAGTTTGGGGCTAGCACTGTAACTAATCCTGCAAAAGTTGTTAAACCGGTAGTTGCCAAAAAAGGTAATAATTCGGATATTAAAATATCAGTTGAGTATTTTAAAAATGGAGTCCTTTCATTTAAAGGATTTCAGAAAACAATTGATATTGCAAAAACAATTGAGAGTTCATCACTTGTTGTTGCATATGTAAAAACTCCGGAAATCGTTGAAATCATTAAGTCGAATCTTATGGGTTCAGCTTGGGATAGACTTAAAGTAAAAAAGAATAAATAATTTTTTATGGATTTAAATTCATCACCCATTTACAACAATGTATCAACAGAAAATAGAGCATTTAATATTCCAAGCCTTGAAGAAATAAGCGATAGGTTTGAGAATATTGAAGTGAATTTATATGTCACTATTGATCATAATGGATATATTAGGGAAATAAAAGGCAATACTCCATTTAAAGGCATTGTTTCTGTAAAGAATATAATAAATATTTTAAACAGAGATATAAATGTTATAATTAATAGTGATAGTGATCTCACTAAATTACGAAATTCTATAATATATTATAATGAATATTTCACTCCGAATGAGAAATTGAATATTCATGGATATAAACCTGCTCCTATAGCCTTTAGCAGGATAGAATCTCAATACATTAAACGGATTGGTGAAACTGTTGTAAATAGTGATAAATTAAATCCATTTAAAAATAATTTGATTCAAGAGATAGATAATATAGGATTTGTTTCCGATATTGATAGTGCTCTTGATGAGTATATCAGAAAAAAGAAAAAAAATGAAATTTCTATACAATCTGCAAAATTTAAAGGGCATGAGAAGAAGGAAAAGGTTGTTCCCTTACATTCAATATTTTGTACTAATATGCCAAGAGTAGTCGATTTTGATGACCTTGAATTTTGTTTTGAGGATTGTGAATATTATTAAAAAAATAATGGAGGGTTAATCCCTCCATTATTATTATTTCAAACTAATTTTCCTAAGTTCCTTTGAGTCCCTGAATAATAATTCATCATCGCTATATACTACGAAATATAACATTTTGTCCAATTTATCATTGATGATAGTAGTATCAAAATCATAATGAAACAAATTGTCAAATAACATAAAATCTTTAAGTTCAGAATCAGATAAGTTAGAATTGATAGTCATCAATTCTAATATTCCGCTATTAGAATAGTCAAATTTAATATTTTGTTCCTCTAATGATTTAACCAAGTTATTAATAATTTCATTAATATTCTTAGCAAATACATCATTATCCCCAAAAATTTTAAATGCCAATTCATGATTTGTCTTAAATAACTCTATACTTCTTTCGATACTTATTGTATTTACAGTAGCTAATGATCGATCTTTCATACTTATATTTAGATCATTATATACATTAAATGATGATTGCGATAATATACTTATATCTCCATTTTCATGAATAGTAACCATATAAATCCTTTCAAATAAATATAGTGGGATTTACTCCCACTATATCTTAAATTAGTGTCAATATTTTATTAAAATCAGAATTCATATCAAGTGTATTCGTATACACTAACCCATAAGTTATAGTTTTCATCGATAATGATTCTTTTGTAGGAGTGGTAACAATTTCAAGTAACATACCGAAAAAGTTATAATTATACATTTTTCTGAAGTTTATTAATAACTTCGCATACTTGTCAACTCTACTTGGATCCATGATATGTACTGATGCGATTTTTCTCTCATCAATATTCATTACCAATGTTTCACTGATTGTAGAACTTTGATTCATGGGCTTAATTTCAACCCTATTACCAGTAACTGTTACCACATAACCTCCAAAGTTTAATATTTATCTAAAGAAATATGACGCATATCAAGCAGTATATTTTTATTCGATAATCCAGAATCATCTTTCGATGCTCCAGGGAATAATATAATATCTGCCGGAACGTCATTAAAGTTATCATTGTGAGTTATAATTAATAATTGCTTAGAATTTAAATCATCCAACTGTTCCTGGATAATCTCAACAAATTGTTTTCTTCTCATAGTGTCAAGATGGGAATCCAATTCATCTATTCTAAGAATATTATAACCACCAGTTGTTCTAACTATATTCAATAGTGCTAAAGAAATTGCTAATGTGAGAAGGGCTATTTCACCCTCACTGCATTGAGACACATCTGGGATTATTGATCCGTCCTCTTTTAGTATCTCAATTGGAAACTCACGGGCATTACTACCGATTTCAAATTTACTTATTTTAAGTGCATCCCCATTTAATTTCTTTAAAAACACATTTGAATACATATGGACCTTTATTAAGAAATTCTTGATAAAGAAACTTGGAATTCCACTTTTAGGATTCCATGCATCTAATAACAAGTTCATATTATTTATAGATAATAACAATCTATCCCTCATATCAAGAAGAGATTTTTTCGTATTTAATGTAGTCCTTAATGAATCTATATCTGATTTAGTTTTTCTATAATCATATGACATTGATTCTATGGAGACATCAAGTTCAGATATTTTTCGAGAGATTTTCTCACGATAATACCAATCAGCACATAAATTTTTTATTTTTTCATGTATATCTATCTGATTATAACATGATACATTATATACGTCAATTCTTTCCCTAATGTTATTTATAGATTCTTGTACCTCCTCTAAAATTTCAATATCTTTTATTAATAATACATCCTTCTCAAGTAAGATTCTTCTTTCCTTGCCCATAGAATCAATTGTTGATGTAATATTCGTGATATCACTATTCATATTTCTTACAAATTTTAATGATATCTCTTTTTCTTTAAGTGTCTTTAATTGATCAGTATATAATTTAAACTGATCTCTTATAGATGTGAATTCACCTATTACGTCAATATCTCTTAAAAGGATATTTAAATTTGAAATAATGGATGATATAGATCCTGAAAAAGATTCTTTAAACAAACTTGGAAGCATCGATATATATTCTTTATCTCTTGTTATGGAATGATTTATATCACTTACATAATTCAAAGATAATACTATATTTGATACCTCCTGCTCCATATTATCAAGTTCAGAAATATATTCAGCTTTAGATGAATATATACTTTCAAGTTCTATTTGGAGTTTATTTATTTCTTTATCCGGAGAAAGTAATCTATTGATCTCTAATATAACTCCACATCTAGTTGTATCGCAAAAATCAGGTATTAATTGTAAAATAGATTCATCGATTGGTGTATTTTTAAGTATAGAGATACTCTCATGCAATTTATTAGCTCTTATATCAAGTTCTTTTATTTTCTCATTATATTCTGATATACGTTTATCAATTAATTCAGAATACGATGATACATTATCAAGCTTTGGTATAGATATAAGATCTTGTATACGTTTACATTTTTCATAAATCAAATTCATAAATGATTCTACTATTTTAAATTCTCTCATAGTAAAATTATCATCTATTTCATCAATAAATGTATATTTGTCTTTATATTTTAACATGATTATTTCATATTCTTTTAAAGACTCCTCAATTCGTTCAAGCATGACGCTTATATCCGGTAATGATTCCCCATTATCCTTCAATAAACCAAGATTATATTCAACTTCTTTTAAACGTATTCGTTGCTCGTCGATGGATTTACCTATCCATTCAACTCGATTTTTAATATCAATTCTTTCTTGTTTATTTATAGTGATATCTTGTTTTAATTTATCATCACCATTTTTACCACGATATTTTTTACTTCTAGAATCTAAATCGATTAAAAGATTATACTCTTTATTTAGAATATATTTATTACGTAATGTAATTTCGATACTTTTACGTAATATATCTTTTGATATTGATGCTAAATTATCACGTACGACTGTTAGTTTCATACGTATTATTTTTTGATCTTCGATTTTATTCTCTAAAGTAGTCATTTTCGATGTCATCATAGATATATCTCTGTCAACTTTTTCTACAGATATATCACCAATATCACTTTCCAATAACTTTATTTGTCTATTGGTCGTATTTATCTTTTTGAAAATAGTCTTATAAGCATTTATATATGATGATATATCCGGTAACCATGAAGATATATATCCGTATCGTATACTTGGACTCATTGATACTAATGATGTTATTTGAGGTGACAAATATGTGATATTAACATACCGTTTATCAAGATCAAAAACATCATTTAATATATCTTCATAAGAACCGACTAAACCATTTTCATTAAGTTCAACTCTACAACCAGTAGAAAGATTTTCTTCAATTATACTACAATTAGTAGATGAAGAATATATGATACGACAATAATATTTATGTGTCGGTTTATTGTTTATATCATATTTGATAATATCAACTTCTTTTATAGATTCTTCATCGTTATCTTTTTCATTAATAACTCTTTTACGATTATTAGTATTCTCGGTAGGTTTTGGTGACCAGTGGCTCATCAATAATGACTTTCCACTACCATTACCTCCAACTAATACGATTATAGGATTCCCAGGTGTTCTATTTATCTCAAATTCAGGATATCCTAAAATTGAATTAAAATGAGTAAAATTAACTAATTTTAATCTTACTATTTCATAACTATTTGTCATAATTCAATAATCCTTTTTAATATACAATTTCCATCGTATTAAATTGTTTTCTCTATAATACTAATAAAAAGAAGGAGTTAAACTCCAATTAAATAAAAATAAAAATAAGAGTGGGTTTTACCCCACTCTAAACCGGTGATAGTATTAAGCTACTTTCAATTTCGATTTCGTGATATCGGACATTGTCGGGACTTTACTGAAATCAACATTTACATTCGCCAGAGCAATGAATCTGACAGGGAATGCATAATTTGTATTGTAATGCTCCGGAGCAATGAATTTTGTACCATCTGCTGTGTTGATTCTCTCCGACTCAGGAACCTTCTTAAATCCAAGAATTCCGAGTGGTGTAAAGAATTCAAAATCGGCAGTATCTTTACCGACTTCCTCAGTGATAATCGATTCCATTACTTTCTTATATCCGGAAAAAACGTTCAAACTATCCTGAACTGGAATACCGTGTTCTTCTGACATTCGTTCGAGTTGACTCTCGAAGGTGATTGTCTTGGTCTTGTTGCTCTTTGACATAACAAATCTCTCCTTTGGTTTAAAAAGACATTATTTAATGAATTTTGATTTACTTCCTGCTACAAAAATATTATATATAATTTAATTATACGTTTAAATTATACTATTAAAGCTACATTTAACTATTCATATAAATATACAAAATAAAAATGGGATTTTAACCCCATCATTTAATTGTATTAAGTATATTTAATAAATAAAATGATCTTGCTATATCTTTTAAGTTTGTATATTTCAATATTTCCCCATACTCACAGAACGAATTCAAACAATGTTCATTTATAAAGATTATCCCCATAAGTATTTCAATTCCATCTTTATCTTCATAAAAACAAGTTTTATTATTATCCAAAATCAAGTAACAATGTTTCCCAGTCATATCATTGTATTTATTAATAATATTATCAGATAAGATGATTAACATCTCTGATATTATATTTTTCATACTCATAATACATCCTTTTATAAGGACTTACTACTATATTACGGGATCTATTATCTATTAATAATATGTTTTCTTTTTTTACTTGAACAATATAATGATACAAATGATGTCATCATGGAGGGAAAAATATGTCTTTAACAATAAATACGTTGATAAGTAGAATGAAAAAACGTCTACCAGATCCAGTATTTAAAGCTGTCGATACAGAATTTTGGATTGATGTTTTGATGGAAGAGACGCTTACAGCTATAAGTAGTTTTTATCCATCTGTAGTAAAGGGTATTAATGTCAATCAAGGTATGGCTGTATTATCTTCTGACTCTCTAGGTAGAAATAATAATTCTACCCGTTATGTAATACCGATGATGGATAATTTATACCCTTATACAGGTATATCAACTTTCCATTACCCGAGAAACTATATCGGAGGCGGAGTATATAGTCATAATGGTTTAGTCGATTCATTAATTTCGAAAGCTGTTTCTGCTACCAATATGGTAGATGTACGGTATACAGCTGCATTTGAGGCTCCGAATATAGTCGTAATCTCTCCAATTGCTAAAACTCATATGGATTTTACTATATCTATGTATAGAGTAAAGAAATTGGAAGAGATTAGTACTGGATACCACGAAATGGTAAAATCATTGTATGAAGCTGATTGTAAGATTGCTTTATATTATAAATTTTATACTATGTCTGATGGAGGAAGTTTTGGTGGTATAGAGTTAAAGGATTATATTGCCGGTTTTAATGACTATGAATCAAAGCGTGATGACTTACTTGAAGTTATGGAAGCCGACTACTTTAAGGACCCAAATCGTTTCGAAGAGATCTTTAATTACAATACGGGTTATTAAAAAAAGGGTGAATTTTAATCACCCGTCTTTAGATAGTTTTAAATCTCCAGATATATCCACCGGTTTGTCGTAACTTACCTCTACATACTGCTGAAATATTGGCAATTTGTATTCCCGTCTCTCTTGCAGCTTCATTCATACTCCAAAACTCATTTATAACTTTACCGGTATTAATATCAATTTGTTCTACTAACTTTCCAAGAGTTTTACCAAGTCTAAGTAAACCAGTTCCATAATTTACATTATATTTTTGAGTACACCATTCTAAATTTATAGAACGATTGTCACTTTTAATCTCGTTCTTATGATTAATAACTGGTAAATTATTTGGATTAGAAATCCATGTGAATCCTACTATACGGTGTAATCTATAGGTTTTACGAATCCTATTACCATCATATAAGCCAATTTGTAAATATCCATCCTTATCAGGAGTTGGATTTTTTAGAAATATAAATGGACTATATTTAATTGAAATTAATCTACCGAGATTACTTATCTGATATAATCCTTCATAACCAGGAACATCTTTCCATAATTCTCCAGGTACAAACAAGAATGATGGATTGATGTAGTTATTTAAATAACCGTATAGTGTAAAATCTAAAGGATTGTGTTGAAATTTATTATTTAATAAGTTATCTGTTAATGAGTAACCTTTAACATGATTATTAAAAACAAATTCATCATAATATCTCCAAAAATACCCTCCAGCTTGGTATCTTGTATGTGCGCATACTTGTTGTATATTTCTAAAACTAATACCGGTTATTTCATATGCATCCGATAATGATTCGAAAACATCTAAAATTTTCAATGTTATTGGATGTATTTTTAAAATTGTTCTCATATTATTCCTTATATGTAAATTATTAAATAGACGTATATCACTATGTAATATATATTTTAAAACAGTTTAAAGAAGGTTTTCATTATGAAAAATAAGATTGTCGATTTAACACAGCCAATAATTGTAACTATGGAAAGTTTTAATCATATAAAAGATGCTGAATTAGTATCTGATGATGGTAAAACTTTCAAATGTACTCTTATAAATTGTGATATATTATCAAGAAATAGAACTTTCTATCCTCTTGATGATGTACTTGCAAGTTTGCAGCATAGTTTCTTTTCCGAAAGACTTGAGCAAAAAACGCTTATGGGTGAAGCTGAGCATCCTGCATCGGATACAGAGGAAGTACTTCCTCTTAAACGTCTTATGAGAGTTGAACCCTCTCGTTGGGCTCATCGTATCGATTCATATTGGCCTGATGGTAACGATATTAAAGGAATTGTACAGTGGTGCGGTCCTTTTGGTGAAACATACAGAGATCTTCTTCTTAATCATGGTTCAAACTTAGCAATGTCAATCCGAGCATATACTCCGACTCACATTGTAAAAGAGGATAAAAATGGCAAATATGTTGTCAAAAAACATCTTATGTACGTTACTACATTTGACTGTGTAACTCGACCAGGTCTTACAAATGCTCGTATTATGAATCCGGAAGCTTATGCTAACATAACCAAGAACGATAAGGTTACAATAACATCCGGTAATAAAACGAAAGTAAGTACAGAGAGTTATACTCAAATTGAATACAACCGTCCAGTCGATGAAATTCGTGATATGTCAAGGTCAGAAGAAGGTATGATCATAGCATCGGATCTTTTCGGAATCAATTTCGAGAAAGATAGTATGAATATTACCGATAAAAATACACTTACGGTTGTATCGGAGGAAGGTTTGCGTCTCGATCTTCCATTGAACCATGCGTTATTAAGCAGTATTCTATAAAAAAGTGTGCGTTGCGTTAAGGGGGTAGAAATACCCCACATTTATTGAAACTTATACTCTATGGAGCACAATAGTTATGATAACTAATATTATCAATCCAGCTGAGGTTTGTTATTTTGAAAAACCTATGGATATTTTTTCAGCATTCATGTTTCTCCGATATGCAATCGATGAGGAAAAAATTGGAACTAATGATGAGTATTCAACACTCTTCCAAGGTTCACCTTATTCATCAGAAATTCTTAAAAAGATTTCAGATATACCAGTATACATGAGAAAGACTGAACAGAAACTCATAAGTAATAGAGATCTGTCAAAGTTATTTTTCAATACTGGAAAATTGATGATGATGTGTATTTCTCAACCTTTCTTTACTCTCTGTTTTAATAGTTACAGTTACGAAGAGGAAGTTGCTAGTACATCGATCGGTCTTGTAAAAGAGTTTGATGAATTATCATACTCTCATTTCAATAAAATGATCGATGAATTTTCAAAAGATAAAAGTACAATTGTTACCCAGCATCCATTAATGTGTCTTTCAACATATTTCGATAAAGGTATCGAATGTTTTAATCATGCTGAAATACTCGGTGCAATGAATACAGCAATTATTTATACTGTACTTGGTGCAATTATGGAATCGTTGGATAATGATCAGATAAATGATTTATTTGCATATGGTGATGATAATCTATCTATAACTGGAACAGCTGTAATAGATTTTATTTCTAAGAACTGTAAGTTCTCAGAAGACAAAATGTATAATATCTTACAACTTTGTTTCATATCAGATACATTTACATCTTACCTTGAAAAATCAATCGGTATAACTTTTGATGATAAATTTTCATCTGTATTACGTTCAGCCGGTAAAGAATTTGGGATCGTTTACGATAAACGTAATAATATAACCCCTGATACTGATTTGAAAACTATCACATTGTCGAAAATGAATACGACACAGGACAGAATGGTAGCCTTATTTAGAGAAGTTCTCAAACCTACAAGTCCGATGTATGTTGGCGATCATTCATATGATTGGAGATTCTATTACAGAAGGTATTTACTGCGTAGTAATAATTCATACAATCCACCAATGGTTGAATTTCTCAAAGGTGAAAATAATCTCGATTATAGTAATCTGATAAAGTATACTGCAATTCTTGATGCTCATGCGTATGAACGTATTGCTAAAGTAGCTGTCATCGAGGCTGGCAAAGTAATGAATCCGACATCAGATAAAGAATTTGTAACATCATGGTTTAAATTGAAATATGTAGAGAAGTTGATCGATACAGTATATAAATACTGGAATTTGTCAAAGACTCCATTTTTAATTGATGGTGTTGATCCATTGTGTGTTGATGTTGAAACTCCCGGAGATTCAACTGTAAAGAAAGTTCTTCCTATAACGAAAGTTCCATATACGAAAGCGTATGAGAGAGCTTCGTATATTATCGATGCTATCACAGCAAGATATTATGAAGCTATGGAATTTATGTATTCTAAAAAGTTCGGTTCTCCTTTTGAAACAGGATATTTCAAACGTCTTAATGAGATTGATTTTAACGATTTAAGTTTTGATAATCTTATTGATGCTGTAAGAGATAATCAGTATATGAAAGTGCCGTACATTGTAAGTGTAGGAGCCTATGATTACAGTTTCATAAGGTCAACACTTAACTCAACTCCTGGTATTGATTTTAATAAACTTATTAAACTTAATGTCATTGATACAAAGTATAGTGAGAGAGTTATCCGATCTCCGTTTCAGATATTACGAGACGGTAATTTTAATTCAGCTATGCTTGACGGTGATACTGGAGAAAATATCGCAACAGGTCTTCGGGAAATAATTACCGGATTGACAAATTATGAATACCTCTATCTTATAAGTAGAGAAGATTGACTGAATTATTAAAGAAGGGGAAACCCTTCTTTTTAATTCGTAATATAATAATGAGTAGTATTTTATTTTAATTTAAATTCATATACTCCTGATTTTAAATTTTATATCATAGAGAGGAGATCTATGAATGCTGACTGGATTTATCTAGTACTGGGTAAAAATAAAGAACAAATTAATGGATTAGAATCTATCGGATCTATAGTAAAAGATACCGCTGAAGATTCAACACCAATGGATGATGATTCTGAGGGCGGCAACATTGATAATACCACAACGCCACCTGAGGATGATACACCTCCATCTGATGAAGAGTCTACAATGGAACCTGATACTACTGACACTGAGGATACTATGGGCGATGGTAATGGCGGAGATGGTGAATTAGGTACTTCTTCCAAAGATGAATCTAAAGATCCAGATCTTGACCAAAATCGCCTTATACTTTTGTCTAGTAAGCTTGTAAGTCTATATTGGTCGATTAGAGATAGTATGGATAATATCAATGAATCTAGTTCGTTCGAGAAAAAACCTGTCACCCTCGATGAATTAGCTCGTTTAGCTGATATTGTTCTAGCTACTAATAATTCAATCAATAGAGTTTCGGACTATAAGATTATTATGCTAAGGTATACAACTTGCGTCAAGACTTATAATAAAATTTTGAATGTCATTTAGGAGGAATCTATGGCAAAAATTGTTGATCAGCCGATTAACGCCAGAATAGACGAACTCTCACAATCATTCGAATCAGAATTTCGGTTGGATCCTTTCAATTCCGTCAATCTGAGTCGCATTTTTAGTGATAGTGTCACTACCGAATCATATCTCAGCCTTCTTCTCGCCGATGTTTCTGAGGAAAGTGAACGTGAACGTATCACACACCAGATCTCAAATTCAATGAAACATCATACCTACGGTGCAGCAAGTTCTTTGTTCCGCTCCGAAGAAGGGTTCGATCATACGACTGCTCCTGGTGCAAACCTTGGTGCTCTCGATGCCTTCATCCCGGCAACCATTCTTGGTTACAATGCGAAAAGCATCATGCTTGACGTATATAAAGCCATTAATCATAAAGACAGGGAATTCCCGATTCAGTTCGAGATTGCCTATGCTATTGACTCCGATTCAACCGATATCAATGACCGTAAGTTCCTCCCGAATGCAATTCGTGATGGATCAATTGCCGGTATGCTGAACCCAAATTATGTGGATCTCACTCCTGGTGGTGCTGTTCCTGGACAAACCGGTATTCTCGTTGCTGGTGGAAAATCGTATGCAAAGCTTGGTGTTAAGGGTAATGTTATTACCGAATCCGGTAAAGACATTCGCGACTGGGCATTAGCCGAAGATATTCGGATTTCCGAAGTCATGGTTGATCCCCGTATCGATACAACCAATGCTCCTCTCCCTTCCGAACTCGTTCCTGTGGTTGTTTCTGCTCGTTCAGAAGTAAAAGGCTACGGCGGCGATGTTGTTTCAATTCGACACATCAGCGTTGAGCTTTCTTTCAAACTGGCAGATAATACAACGGTTGTAAGTGATTTCTTTACCGCTTATGTCAATCGTGACACCGGTGAATATCGTATTACCGCATGTATGACAAATCGTATTAAGGGCGTATTGTTCGAAATTCCATTCCTCAATCCTACAAATGCTTCCTCAAGCATCCGTCATGGTCGTGAAGTTATCACCGCTCGCGTGATTGCATCGCCTCGTAAAACCATGTCTGTCGGACTTGCCATGGATACAGTTATGGATGAGTTCGTATCTGCAAATTCCGGGTCTTCCGATATCGTTAAATACGTTTCGAATGAATTCTCAAATATCCTTGCCGGTATCAATGATAACGACATGGAACGGCACATGATTCAGAACATCGAAGCATGCGTTTCCAATGAAGCACTTCTCAGCAAATATATCGCATATCGCCGACTTGGTGGTTTTGCTGCTGAGGAAACAATCGATCTGACTCAGCGCGGTAACGGTGGTGAACGCCCACTCAGCTGGATCGAAGAGGGTATCAAGGACACTGTTAGCAGCATCCTTATCCTTGCCGAAAGTGACACTCAGTTCACACAGGAATCCGATCGCGAATGGGTTTTCGTAGGTTATCAGGTTGACATCCGTCGTTTTGTCGACACCAAGTACAGCACCGAGTCGAATTATTCGAATGAAGTACGTTTCGGTTTCAAGAAAATCGCAACCTATGCTTATTCCGACAATTTCGGTCAGCGTGTAAAGTTTATTGGTTCGTCCGATAAACGTTGGAAAGGCCGTGCAACTTATGGCTTCCTTCGCAGTAACAGTCCGAAAGTACAGCCCTCCGGTATCTATCATGCCTATGACATGCGTATCGTCAAAAGCCGTGATAGTCGTCAGAGTGCAATCGATGCAATCAGCTTCTGGGTACATGATACGTGGGATATTCTCGCATTAGCGGGTGTAAAACTCACACTGATCAACCCGACTTCGCTGTACAAAAATATTATCGAAACTTCATTTCCGCAGCCCTAATTGAGTAATCAATTATGAATGTGGTTTGAATATTGATCGTATGAAAAAAGAAAGAGAGGGAGAAATCCCTCTCTTTTTTATTCGTCAATTGAAATCTGTTACATTATCAAACGCATAAATCGTATATATCTTTAGGAGTAAAATCATCATTATTTATTACAACATTTACATCCTTATGGTCAAATATTTCTTTTTTCTTATATATTGCAAGTATATGTAATATTGTATCACCGCCAATATCTTTAGAAATACTTGCATCTTTATGAGTAAGTACTTCTACTTTACCCTTGTATGCGAGAATATGTATTGGTGTATTACCATATGTATCTTTAATAACACTTACATCTGGATGAGTGAGAATACTCACATCTCCAACTCTTGCTTTTTGAAAAAGTTCTTCTTTATTCATTTTATTATTCCATTTTTTCTGAGAATTTCTTCATCTTTTTTCATTGATTTAAATCTTTCTAATTCTGATTTTTCTGAAAATGTCGCTATAATATAAAATATTATTAAGATTGGTAAATCTAAAAATAGTAATGAAGGTACGGTAAATATATTAATAATAGTACCTTTACAACTATCGGTATATAATATTATAGAAATTAAAGATACTATTATTAATATTATTTTAATCATTTTTTAGTCCTTATAAAAGTAATTGATAAATATGATATAGATACTCTATATTCATTTAATATTTATATCTCTTGTATTTACTTTTTTGCAGATATATAAACACCAGGATTTTCAAATATTTTTGTTTCATAAATGATATGAATAAAGTTATCTTCAGGTGTGATAAAATCTAAATCTAAAAACAATACAAATCCAGAAATATTACCACTACGTTTAGTAGCTTTCATTATAATTTCAGTTACACCATGATATAAATAAATTATAAATTTATAAATACAATAAGTGTGATCTGGATTAACAAATTCTTTTTCAAAATAATTATCAAATCTTACTTGATTTTTTTTATTACCATGATAAAAATAGAATGATTCTTCTCCGATTAAAGATGGGTGTTTGTCAAATAGAGATGTTTTTCCAGGTATATTTTGATTTAATGTAAAAACTACTTTACACGATACAAGTTCTATCCCTTCTATATTTTGATCACTATCTGTTGATAATTTTACCATTATATTTTCCTTGTTAT